ACCCCACGACAGAGAAGCCATGATCAATCCAATGCTGTGTTACGTGCCCGAGATGCATCTCGAAGGCTTCTGGCGCGTGAAGTTCGCTGACGTCTGCCTACTGATGCCGGATGCGGAATTCATCGAGTTTGCCGATCGGATCAAGTATGACGAGGTGGAATACGAGGCCGAGTATGTGCAGCGGACCCGCGAGTACTATGATTCGCGGCCTGAAGCCAACATATGAAAGTTCAAGGAACCGCGCGGGTGATGAGATCCAGGCATAGCCTGTGGGCGCACATCCCGGCCCCGTGCGGTTTCGTCCTAACTCAACGGGAGATGCAAAGTGAAAGAGCAAGAATTGTCGGAACTCGCCACTGAGGCAGCGAAGAAGCAGGCCCGCAGCGTCTTTGAGAAGCGCGCCCAGAAGGGCTATGAGACTACGATCACCCTGCGTGAGGATGAGCTGACCGCATTGCTTGCACGGGCGTTCGATGCCGGCCAGAAGGCCGAGAAGCGCTGATGACCGGGTTCGACCGCTACGTGCCCGAACTCGATCCTGCCAATCAGGAACGCAATTACACATGCCTGAAAGCGAATGGCTCAGGCTGCATCATGGAGCCACACGAAGCAGCAGCACTGATGGCGGAATCTCCGGGAGAGTACACGGCGCATACGGTTCGCATGACGCCTGCGCAGTTCGAGAAGCTGCCTGACTTTGGGGGATGGTGATGACAAAACAGTGCCTCCATTCTGAACTGCGCCGCGTGCGCAACGAAGAGGATGATGGCTACATGGACCTATGGGTCTGCGTAGAACCCGCCTGTCCTTTTGAGATCGACCAGCGCGCAGTCGAACCGTCATCGGACCCTGTGATTCCCGTGCCCGAGCTAGTGTGGAACTCATGCGGGCCGGGTAACGGCGGACTGTGGGATTGCCCTGACAGCATCCACTGCGCCGGCTACTGCTCGCCACCGTGGACCTTTGAGAAGGCCACGCAACAGCACCAGCAACGTCATCGTGAGTGGGTAGCGGAAGAAATCAAGCAGCGCGCTGTGAACCGGACTTAGAACCCTATGGTCCCCGGCCTCATCATCAGCATAGATACGGGAACGCTCCCATCCTCAATCGTCGCGGCGCTGCGCGAGCACGGCGTGACCGTCCTTGTAGGAGAGTCCATTGAATCACAAACGACGGCGCCCCAAGACCTCGCGGGCTGGGTGTCTCATGTGCAAGCCCAACAAAATGGGCAAGGGCTTAGAAAAGAAGCTCGGCCACCGTGGATTCGGAAAGCTACGCGCCGAGCACCACGCAAACTCTGATCTCAAAGAGGCCGAGTGAGAACCACTCCGGAGCCTCAATGAGCCTCTTCCAATGCCAAAACTGTGGATGCTGCGAGAACACCGCTCTCGCTGGGCAAGGGTGTAACGGATACGCAGAAACCTTTTACGATTGGACCGGCATCGAAGATCGCAAGGGCAAGAAGCTGTGCAGTGCGTGCGCTCCAACGCAATACGCTGGGGGAGAGGGACCGACAGAGTTTGGCAAGTGGCACGGGGAGTTTGAGCGTGTGTTCCTGCCGATGGGAATGTTCCGCACGGCGCGTGACGGCAACCTTGAGCACATCGAGTCCGGCAGCACGGACTTCAGACGATACGACCTGCGTCGAGGGACCGATGAGTGAGGTGGCGTGGGGCAGCGTCGAGCAGGCCCGGACAATGAAGCCGCTCCCGCGAGGATACGGGAAGAACCGGAAGTGCCCGTGCGGCTGCAAACAGAAGATCACGCACACGGGCTTCGGTGGTCACGTGGCCCTAACGAATGGTTGCGAGCTTTATATCCGGCGCTGGGTGCGCGATGGCTCACAAGTGCGTCGATCTCCGGAGCAGACATGAGCGACGAACTAGGCGACCGCATGAAGCTGTACGAGATGGCCGAGGCCGGCCGTCGCTTCATGCCGCTGCTGCCAATCCTTGCGCGTGTCGATGGCCGCGCGTTCCATTCATTCACGCGAGGGATGGAACGCCCCTATAGCGAGGCCATGACCCAGTGCATGATCTACACGGCTGAGAGGCTCGCATTCGAAACTAACGCCTGCATGGCCTACACGCAGAGCGATGAGATCACGCTCGCGTGGCATTCGCTGGACCCCAAGAGTCAGGTCTGGTTTGACGGCCGCATCTGCAAGATGACTAGCCAACTCGGCGCGCTCGCGACTTTGCACTTCTATCGGGTGGCTGGCATCCACTTGGGCGAGAAGTACACACAACTTCTGCCGACCTTCGATGCTCGTGTCTGGCAGGTTCCAAACCGCACAGAGGGGGCGAACGTCTTTCTGTGGCGAGAGTGGGACTGTACTAAGAACAGCCTCACCATGGCCGCCTCAGCACTCTATAGCCACAATGAACTACACGAGGTAAATGGCCAGCAGAAGCACGACATGCTGATGGCGAAGGGCGTCAACTGGAACGACTATCCGCCGTCATTCAAGCGCGGAACATTCGTGCAACGACGCCGAGTCGTTCGGCCATTCACGACGGAAGAGCTGGAGCAGTTGCCACCGAAACATGAGGCTCGCGCGAATCCAGCTCTTACGGTAGAGCGGTGGAAGATTGCGCCTGTCGCCATGCCGCCGTTCGGCACGGTCACCAATCGCGAAGCGGTGATCTTCGAAGGCGCCGAACCGAAACAAGATAGCTGAACTTCAAATGGCAGAACTCGCAGGCAAAGACTATTTCACCGTCGAGGAGGCGGCGGTCTACGCTGGTATTTCATACAGTCACTGGCGTGCCAATGTGCAACCTGAGTTCCCACCGGGGCTGTTCAAGGGCAAACTCCTCTACCGCCGGGCCGATGTGGCGCGCTTCATCGAAAACAACACGACGTGGCCACGATCTATCCTCGAGGAACGTGCTGGTACCTCAACTGGTCGGAGAACGGGAACCAACGCCGGAAATCGCTCGGGGAGATCAGCGAGCATGAAGCCGACACTCAGCGTCGTGCGAAAGAACTCGAACTCAGGACAGGAAAACGGATCTTCATCGCCTCACGCGTCTTCGATGAGCACAGGAAGACCTACCTAGCCTGGCACCGCAGCGAGTTTCCCGACTCGCACTACCGTGTCGAGCAGATCGCCAGCCAGCACTTCGGCGCATTCGAAGGCAAGCCCCTCTCCCAGATCCAGAACACCGACATCGAGCTCTGGAAGGCAGCACGCGTCCAGGTGGTGAGCCGCGAGAGCGTCGGCAAGGAGTTCCGCACCCTGAAGGCCCTCTTGCAGAAGGCAGTTGAGTGGGGCGAGATCGAAAAGAACCCGGCAGAATATGTCGAAGAGCCGCGATCGCTCGAGTCGGCGCCCATCCACTGGTACACGAAGCCTCAGCTCGCGAAGCTCTATGAGCGCCATCACGGCCAGACGTGGAAGTTTCTCGCGAATACCGGCCTGCGCCGGACGGAAGCGAAGCAACTGCGAGTCGATCGGGTCGACTTCAAGCGCAAGGTGGTGACGATCGTCTCTACTGCAGGCGCCCGCACGAAATCGGGGAAATGGCGCGAGATCCCGCTCTCGGACAATGCCATCGCGGCCGCCCAAGCGCTCATTGCGGAGCACGGCAAGACCGGCTTTGTTCTGCCCCGGATCGCAAGCGAGAGCCTGTCGAGGGCCTTCCTGAAGGACGTAGCGCGGCTGGGGCTGGGCGGAAGTCTCCACAGCCTGCGCCACAGCTATGGGGCACATCTCGTCATGGCGGGCGTCCCCTTGCGTTCCCTGCAGGTTCTGATGGGGCATGCGAGCTTCAGAACCACAGAGAGGTACGCCCATGTGGGCAAGGATCATCTGCGCGCGAAAGCCCGGCGGATCAACCTGTGATGGTGTGCTGTTTTCCCAGCACTCTATAGCACTCTATGGCAGTGATCTCTGTCCGCTACGTGATATCGCCTCTCCTGCAGCCTCTAATGGCGTCCCCAAGGGGATTCGAACCCCTGTTACCGCCGTGAAAGGGCGCCGTAGTTTCACGTGAAACCAAAGACTTGCAGTGCAGGGTGTGCTGCTTTTGAGCTAAAGCTCAACCAGTAGTCCCGCGAGACGATCACTGGTTTTACAAGTGACGTTTCGTGTGAAGAATGGCGAGTCGTGAACAACAACGACACGGTTACGGTCAGCCAAATCATCGACCGATACGAGGCGGAATGCCTCCACGAGCTCGCGCTCAGCACCCAACGCTCCTACCGCCGACACTTCGTCTACCTGCACCGCGCGTTCGGCCACCTTCTGGTGAACGAATTGAAGCCGAGGGACTTCGGTCCGTTTCTTCAGATCCCGCCCGGGAAGAAGGGCCGCGTCCAGCGAGTGCGGCAGCTCGCCGTACTTTCGGCTGCCTTCACACAGGCCGTCAGCTTCTGGTACAGCATGGAAAGGAATCCGCTCAGGGATGTGAAGCGGCCGAAGTTCAAGCCGCGCACGCGATACGTTGAGGACTGGGAGTACGACGGTGTGCGGGCGATGGCGGCGCAGCGCGTAAGACTGGCGATGGAGATCGCCTACCTGTCCGGCCAGCGCCAGGGTGATGTGATCGGACTGAAGTGGGCGGACATCGACGACCGCATTCACTTCGTTCAGGGGAAGACCGGAAAACGGATCGGCATGAAGATCGGGCCGAAGCTCGAGGCTGTGCTGGATGAATGCTGGGGATTGCCGAGCGGCGGTAAGGATGGCGGGGCTTATGTGATCTCGAGGAAGGTTGGCGGGCGCTATACGAGTGAGGGCTTCAGGGCGCAGTGGCAAAAAACGATCAACAAGTGGGTGCGCTCAGGGCAAACGCGCTGGAATTTTCATGACCTCAGGGCGAAATGCGTATCCGACTCTGGCTCACTGCAAGAAGCCAGTGACAGGGCCGGTCATCTGGACCAGCAAATGACAAAAAGGGTCTACGATCGCAATGAACGGCAGGTTGACTCGCTTGCCTGATAGAGGGGAATGGACGGCCACTCGTCTATAGGTTCAGGTATCAACGGCACAGAGAGGCCGAGATGGACAGGGAATTGAAGAGGGATCTGTGGAGGATATTCTGGGGGCTGCTCTTAATGGCAGTAATGCTGGGGGGAATCGGGTACTTCGCGATGAAAGTACCCATGCTGAAAGAAGGCGGCGAGACTAATCAGCGCTGAAGAAAGAACCCCCAGCCGAGCACGACGAAGAACAGTCCGGCGCAAAGCCAGTCGATCTTGTTGGCAAACCCCTTACCCTCTGCGCCGATGTTCTTGAGCGCTCCAATGGCGAAGCACACAAGCGCGAGGATGTAGACGATTTCGTGGCCTGTCATGGCAGCTCCTAAAGCTGTGGGGTGATTTCGGCTATTAACGCGGCGAGTCTGGCGCTGTTCCTGCGGCATTCTCCAACGGCGGCAGCAACTGAATCAGTGAGTCCATCGCCTGATGCTCCGCTGGCTGGAGGAGTTCCGGGCTGATGCGTGGCTTCATGCACGGAATGACTTGGGGGATCTCGCGCACGGGCTGCTGCGAGCAGGCGACGAGCGATGCTGAGATCACCAACAGCATCGTCAACCTGATGATTGAGCCCGGCGATGATTTCAGCATTGCGTTTGTCCGTAGCGTTGGCGGTATCAATCTGGGCCCGCATGGCGACTCTGGCGGCCTGTTCTGCCTTGGTCTGCACGATGAGCCATGGCGCGCGCTCGTCGGCTCTGCCGGTGGCATAGCGCGTTTCACCCCACTTGTGGATAGCGAACCAGACCGCGCCGGCTGCTACGACAATGAGCAAGGGTTTCCACGTCAGCCTCAGGAACTCGATCATGGCGGCGTCACTACCGTGGAGGAAGTGCTTGCGGTTGTGGTGGTAGTTGACACCGGCGCATCCCACGTGCGGCCGTTGGTGACGTAGCTGTCGAACACGAGCTTCATGAATCCGAAGATGGCAAGCACGACGACGCTGGCAAAGCCTGAAGCTTCGAGGCTGCGATCTTCTTTCGGAAGTGCCGTGTACCAGTGGAGCAGAAAGTTCGCGACCCAGATGGTCCACCACAGACAGCCGAACAGGAACAGACGCGGAAACAGGCGATAGGAATCGATCAGTTCTGCCGCATCGAGCCAGCGCGCCTTGTTCAACCCCGCACTCCATCGGGCGAGACTGAATAGTGGTTAAAGTCTTTTTTCTGGAAATCCCCGCCCCAGCGATACTTCGGACCGAACGCTTTCCACCAGGCTCCGAGTTCTCGATGACCTGTGTCGTCCGTGATATAGACGCCGTTCGTGAACAGGTTGAGATCGATGGCGAGGCGCTCACAGTGCAGACTTCGAGAGATGCCTGACCCTGCGGCAGCATTTGCAGCGGCCTGCTCGGGCGAACGGTAGGCATCGCCGAAGGTCACTCCGTAACCCAGCTCTGCGGCCTTCTGAATGAGCCTTGCTGCAGACTGCGCGAACTCTTCCTGCAGGATACTCATGGATGTTTCACCGCTGCGTAAATGAGAGCGATAGCCCCCGGAACAGCTCCCGCTATAAAGCCCCAGACGCCCGCCTGAAACTTCAGCACCGCGATCTCTGCCTTGATGTCGGCGATATCGGCGGTGCTGAGTACGCTGATCTGCCCTTTGACTTCGCTGATACCATCGGACAGACGGGTAAGTTCAGCGAGAATCAATCTCCTGTACTCGCCCCAGTCGCCTTCACTTTCCGGAGCCATCAGAGATTCTGCGAACGACGGCAAGAGCGAGAACGCCTTGCGTGGAGACGAGTGGCCCGAGGATGATCTGGACATGAACCGTACGCCCATTGCGATGCTGGCCAGCAAGCGTCTGCGCAAGATGCATTGGACGCACCGTTGGATTCGCGAAGTAGCGATCAATATGATTCGCGTGGCGCTCCCTCAAGCTCTCAGGCAGGAGCATATGCACCGGCTGGCCCAGTAGCAGCGAGCGCGGATAGCCGAACAGCAACTCAATCTGTTCGTTGCAGAGCTGAATCAGTCCCTGCTCGTTGATGACCAGAAGGCCATCGGGCAGCGAATCGACGAGCTGCTCGAGCATCGCCGGATCGACGACGACGCGATCCGACAGACGCTCGTTCATCTCCTTCAGCTTGTCGATGATCTCAGTCATTGCCAATCACGACATGCAGTCGAAGGCTTCCGCCTGACAACGCATCAGAAACTGAGTCTCATGCGGACTTTGCGTGTCATCAGGTCGCGCGAGGATGGCATCCATCTTCACGCGCCTCGGTCCCGTGATCCATCCGGAGACGGATGGATCTTCGAGAGACTTGCGCAGATTCTGACGAATGATAACTGGACCTGTATTTCCACCCATCACTTCTTCTCCTTCGGTTTCATACGTTGCATATTGCCCGTCGCGCCGAACTCGGAGTCGGACGGGAGTTTGTCGCCGTGAATGATATCGAGCGCTTCCTTATCCATTAGGCGCCGTTCGACAAGCCACATCTGAGTTTTCGTGGCCTTGAACTCATCCATCGCCTGCGCGTGCTGTGAATTCCAGCTCGCTGCTGTTCGCTCGTGCTCCGCGGTCCACATACGCTGCGTTTGCTCAAGAGCCGACGCGTTGGCATCGGCGCGAATCCACGCCCCAACACCGGCGACTGCGCCGGCGACGCCACCGACAAACGCGAAACATAGCGCGATAATCGCCATCGTCTTGCTGCCATGGTCATTGATCTCTGAGCGAGAATTGGCGCCGCCGCCCTCAGACTTCTGAGACTTGTCCGGCGAATCGTGCCGGCGATCCATGCGCGGACTATCGTCGATCATGCGGAATCTGCTGGAGTTGCTGCTCAATTCGGGTAGTCCGTTCATCCTGTTCTTTTTGATGCTCACGGATGCCCGCGATCTGCGTGGCCTGACTCGAGAACTGCGAGGTAATCTGAAGTGACAGGAGCCATGCCGAACCCACCGCGGGAACCGCGACCCCGAGCACGGCAAGCACGAGATGCCAGCGTTTGATGACACCCTCTTCATCTCCATTGGTCATCTTGGGCGCCATCCGGCGCCCATGCCGGACGCCACGCTCGTAGGCCCTCTCTTCCTGTTCATATGCTGCATCCGGATCGTGACCCCGCATGCCAACTGTTTTCATTGCAAGGTCGATGGCTGTCTCGGCCTTTCGAAGAATCTTGTGAGAGAGACTATCTTCGTCCCACTTCGCGAGGATTTCCTCGGGTGCGCGCTCCATTGCGGATATGAATGGCACTTCCTCGGAACTCTGTGCGCTCGTCGTCAACTCCGCTCTCCTCTTCGCGCTCAATTCAAAGCGTTCCGTATCCCGTCAGAAACCATGTTGAGCCATCAAACGAGACATCCACAAATGCGGCCGTAGCACTGGGAATAGTCTTCAGCCCGCCCACATCGAGCGTAAATGAGCCAAGGCCAGTGCGGACAATGCGGAATTTAGATCCTGCAACCGCATTGGTCGTGCTAAGTGTTACGGTCCGATTGGCAGTAAGCGTTCCTGCCCAACGCTGGATTTCATAGTCTGAACCCACCGTCAGTGTCTGGCTGGTATCACCTCGTGATGGTGATGGGCTCTTGAGCTGGTGAAGCCATGCGCTATTGTTGGTGGTGATCACGCCACTGGCGTTCTCCACCGTGCATCCATTCGCCGCAGTGGAGGAAGCATTGTAGTACGCGTAGCTGCCGGCAAATACCCCACCTACATGATTTCCCCGACATACGACGTTCTTGGCTCCCGTGCCGAGCTGTATCCCGTTGCCCTGCGTGCCTTCGGCTGCGCCATCAAAGGCGGCTTCCTTGCCGATTCGACAACCCTCGATACGGAAGTTCGCGCACTTGTCGAGCACGATACCCGCGAAGGACCCTGCCACACTGGTGCTGTTCCCTGAGATATTGCAATTGCGGATGAATCCGGTCTTTTCCCGAGCCGGACTCCAGATCGCAGACCCGCCATTCAGATCGATACCGATCTGCGCGCAGTTGAAGATCTTCAGATGCTCAATGTTGATGCGCACCCATTCATCGGTTCCGAAGATGCCATGCTCGAAGCCATTGATGTGCCCGTTGCGAATATCGGCACACCCCGCAGAACATAGAATCCCGAAGCCATTGGCCGTGCCATCAATGGCAAACCCATCGAGCACGAAATCGCCGAGGTCGGTCTGCACCTGGTAGTCGGAGGGATGGCCGAGGGCTGCGACCACAGCTGCTAGGTACCCGCCGCTTGCGAGCTGGGCGCCGGATAGGGTGATCGCGGTACCGGAGATGGTGCGGCCCGTGATGTTGTGCAGACGTACGTTACGCTTTACGCCGATCTCATCCGAGCCCACCCACGGGCGATAGAACAGGGATTCTCCGGTCGTAACGACGAGTACCGCCGCAGCGGAACGCACATAGAGATTTTCGACGTTGTAATTGTATGCTCCGGCGATCGTGAGCCCCGCAGAGGTCGTGGTATTGAGATAGCGGATATCAATGTTGCGGAACGTGAGATTGTGCGCGTGAGAAGTCTGGCGCTGATCCCCCGTGCCCGAGGTTGCCCAGCCAAACTCATAGTCGATGCCATCGCCGACGCTACCGCCGTCAGCATCGATGTTCTCGATCAGAACATTACGCAAGCCTCCGGTGAGCTGGATGAGAAGCCCGTTGGGATTACCAGTCGAGATAATCTTCAGATTTCTGAGGTAACAGTTTCCCTGCGGAGAGCTGAGCGCGCTGTCATATGTGTTCGGGAAATATTTCCCGGCACCGCATTCACTTGCGCGGGCACCGATCTGAATGGCAGAGATATTGGTGCCGCTGCCGGAATAGTTGAGCACGATCGTGCCGTTCTCCACGGAGAAATCACGGATGCCCATAAGGACACCGGCGAGCACGTCATACGGCGATGAGAGGCTTTTGGTGAGGTTCAGCGTGCATCCCATCAGGTTCAGATGCACGCCATCCCGGCATGGAATCCAGTCATTGATGTAACAGGTGTCCGTGCCGGTGAGCGGCGGAAGATAGAAGGTCCCCGTCGGGCCTGTTTTGGTGGGGTCGAAGAGTGCCTGCAAATTGGCAGTGTTAGCCGTCGCGGAACTTGCATCGTTGAGCACAACATATCGCAGCAGGTTCTCCGGACCGCGGGAGCTGTCGATAATCGTGACCCCGGTACTATTTTCGGCCTCAGTTTCCGGGTTCAGGATGCCGCCGATTTCCGCCTGCGTGATCACGAAAGGCGATGCAGGGTCGATCGTTAGCGATGGCGTCAAACCCGAGGGGTCACTCAGGACTATCTTCAGTTCAAAGTTGGCACCCGAGTAGATGGCCGGGAAATAGCCTTCATTGGTAGCCGTGATCGGATTCGCATGCGGATTTTGCAATAGAAAATCCTGATACGTCACGACAGGCGTGGAAGTCTGCGAGACGTAGGTGGTGCACTTCGCGCCACTCACGGGCTTGCCGTCCCTGTCCTGCAGAAACAGAAGCGGTTGAGGAATTAATCTCGACACATGAAACCCTCAAAAACTAAAAAACCCGCGCGAGGCGGGTTTCGGGTGAAGCGTGCGAGTGCAGCTATTGCTGCATCAGTTCTCCCAGCTCCTGAATGTCAGGGTCTGGGGATTGCTGGGCCTGATTGATGAGCGCGGGCAAAGCACTTTGAGATGCTCTCGTGGTCTTCGCGAGCCAGCGCACCGCATTCGGATTCGTCATGAAGCGCGCGGCGAGATTGGCGCTGCCGACACCACCGGCCACCGTCACGGCTCCTGCAACATGTCCGGTAAAGAGCGCGCCGAGGAATGCCGTCGCGGCAGCGGTCTGACTCACCGCCTGCCCCGTTCCGGATGGGTTGCGAAACACCTTCGAGCCCGTTCTGAGATTCGAGGCGACGGTTGCAATGCTGTCCATGTTCTGACGGAAGTCCGGGCCATAGCGATCAAACAGCACATTCTTCGCCTGCGGTGACATCGTGTTCCAGTTGGTGAGAAACGTCTCCGTGCTGAAAACATCGCCCGTATCATCCTGAACGCCCGCCTTCGCGCGACCGAGCCGGCGCAAAACGGTTGCCGTCACCGTCTTCTGTTCCTGCGAAGGGAGAGACTGCATCACGGCCCGAAGGGTGGAGGCGCCTTCGCGTGTTCCAGAAGTCGCCGCCTTGAATACCGCCTCCGGGCCGCCGTTCTTGTCGATCACGGACTGAAGGAGATCCAGTCGTTTCGACCCTGCTGCGTAATACGCATTGGCACGGCTGAAGGCGCGCTGAGCATCGGGACCCGCGGTCTGTGCGGCCCCCTGCATGTCGGCCGATAGCGAGGCATAGAGGCGCCTCCACTGGGCAATGGGCACATCACTCTGAAGCGGCGCATCGGCGAGCTTCTGGCCCACCAGAGTCCGAAGCTGTTTCACCGCCTCGTATGGCATGACCCCGTTCGTTGCATCTTTCGCGAAGGCATCCGCGATTTGCGAGATCTGCGGTGTCATGAGATTCCTGGACGTGTTCTCGGCGCCCTTGATTGGCGTCGACAGATCCTTGAGCGCCGTCTGGGTGTTCGACACCTGCACTGGTTGGTCCGGCTTCACGTAGTTGTCGAGCTCGGAATACAGCTGGTCCGCGCGCGTCTTGAACCGGTCGAGAAAGCCGCCCCGATCAGAGATGCCACGGGTGATCGCACGACCGGCCTGTTCGCCGCTGGCAGATGGAGCAAGGCTCGATGCCTGGCGCTCGAGGTTCGCCCCCAAGGCAGCCTGCTGCCTTTCTGCCGTGGCGGTCATTCGTCCCGCCGCCCCAGGTGTGCGCGACAGCAGCGATTCGGTCGCCTGCATGGTTCGCGATTGGGTCGCCTGTCCCATACTTGGGGTAGTGCCAGCCCGATCGAACGCGGCGATATTGTCAGCGACGTTCTGGGCTGAAGCTCCACCACGGGCGGCAATACGCAAGGCACTCTGCGGGGCGATGCGTGCAACACTCGGGACCACAGCACCGAGGAAACCCGCAGCAGCCTGAACCTCGCGGCTGGCGCCTAATTCCGCGGCGGTCTGGCTTGCGAGCGCTCCGGTGACGCCGCTGACGGCTTTCGGAACACCCGCGCCACCAGGAAGCAGCACCGAACTCACACCTCCACCTGCGGCATAGAGCATGCGCGAGGCACGATCTTCGGGATGCGGGTTTTCCGCGGCTCTTCCGATCTTGTTCAACTGCGCGCGAAACCAGTCGCCGCTACCCACGACGTCGCTACGATCATCCGAGACTTCGAGTCCTTTCGGAATGTTGTTGCCGGTGGCGGCGTGATAAGCCGTTCCCACCGCAGCCTTGCCGAGATCGATGATGTTCGCCATCGTGTCCACAGGAAGGCCGACGATTCCGGCAACCCCTGAATTGACGCCGGCGGCCAAGGCATTCGCGCGGTCGAGCGTGGACACGTCCGGCTTGCTGTGGGCATCGCTCTTACCCTGCGGCTCTTCAGCCGGCGCATCTTCCGGCGGCAGGCCCTGAATATAGGCTGCGAGTTTCTGAGCGCCTTCGTTGTCGCCGGCCGCATCCGCATTACGCAGGGCGGTATACAACTCATCGCGCGAAGCCATTACTTCTTGCCGTGCTTCTTCAGAAGCGCCGCAATGTCATCGGGCACACCAGAGTTGCCCGAAGGAATCGGTCGATACCCGGCTTCCGGTGAATACAGGCTCTCGGTCTCTTCGTTCATTGCGGCAAGATTTGCGCGCAGGTTTGTGAGCTTCGTCTTGATCGTTTTCGGGCTGTCGGTCGACTGCGGAATGAATGGTTTGAGACGCGGAAACTCTGCGGCGGTTACCGCAGCGCCCGAACGGTCATGGATCAGCAGGCTTCCGATATCCGCGACCTTCGCGCGCGGATCGACGCCGCCCGAATATTCCTTGCCCGGCAGTCGCTGGGTCATGGCATCCGGCATATAGTTCTGCATGCCGAATGCATCGGGGTTGTCATCCAGCGCCTTCATGGCGCGGTCGATCTTCCCGAGCGAGGCGCGATTCGAGATGATGCCTTGCGCGGCGGCGGGCGGAATCTGGCGAAGGTTCTTCGTGTTTGCGGCCACCGCAGGATCAGCCGGCCCCCCGGGGATGAATTCGAGGCCGCTGCCGTCCCCTTTCCACTGGAAACCGGTGGGGGGTTTATCGCCCATCGAGGGCTTCGACTTCTCGAAATTCAGCTTGTCATTTTCGAGCTTCAGCTGCGCACGCTGATATGGCGTCATGTCGTCTGGCATTGGAGCCTCAGCGACTTTCTTGCCATTCTGATAGCGCACCTCGCCGGGCTTCAGCGTGAAGTTCTCGCCCTGATCCGGCGTCATGCCGAGCTCTGCGGCCGCATGAGCGCCAATCCCCTGCGCCATCTTGGTGATTGCGCCATTGTCGAATGAGGCCCAGTCGTGACCGTTGCTCGACATCTGTTTCACAAGGTCCGGAAAGTTCTCTTCGACGAACTGTTTTCGCCGCTCCTCAGGAACCGCCAGAACCTGCTGCATGCTGGCGTAAAGTTTTTTTGCCTTGACGGCGCCCAGCTGAACTTTCGCCTGCTCCATGTTGACGTCATGCTCTTCCTGCGCACGCTGATTGCCGGCGACCCGCTCATCCTGAGCCAGTCGTAATGCACGACCCTGCATGAAAGAGGTGACCGGCTGGGCCAGTTGCTGCGCGGATGCGATATCGAATGGCATACGTTATCCCGGGAAGGCGTAGGGGCTGCTGCCTGAACTCGGACGGCCAAAGTAATTGCCACCCGCCATACCAATCTGATTGATCGTGTTCGCCCAGCTGTTCCCTTGCGCGATATAACTGGAGGCCCGCGCATCGCCGGCATTCAGGATGGCGTTGCCGACGTTCGTGCCGCTGTTCTGGATCACGTTCGTGCTCGCATTGGTCGCCTGCTGACCGAAGCCTGCAATCGTCGCGATGCGGTTGTAGACGTTCTTGTATTCGTTCGAGGCATAGTCCTGCGCATAGCGCAGCGCGCCCTTGGCGCCCGCTCCGGACAATGCACCTCCACGTGAGACGAGGCTGTTCGTCAGCGCCTTGTTGCCTTCGTCGTACCGGAACTGATAGCCCGGATCTTCCTGAAAGTTGTACTTCGCATAGTTGCCCAGTTGGAGCGTAGCATTGAAATCCGAGACGTACTTCTGATAGCCCGCCTGCAAGGCAGGATTTGCCATCGTGCCATCGGAATGCCCCTTGGCCGCAGAGTAGATGGCGCCCGCCGGATCATAGCCCCCCTTCAGCATGTCTCCCGGCGTCGGCGCCAGAAGTCCGCCAATGATCCCGCCCCCGAACAGGCCGTGCTTTTTCTTCTTCTGGACCGGTGCGGTAATCGATGCCGGTTGCTGGGCGGACCAGTCTTCAAAGGAGAGTGGGCTCTGGGCCGCCCCTCGTGGAAGACCGGTAAGATCCATGAGCGCGGCCGTTGCCGCATAAGAGGCATCCCGATACGGCTTCTGCAGGCCGAGGGAGAGATCGCGTGATTCCCGCTCGTAATCAATCGCCGAGCTGGACGAGCTGGTCTGGGCATTCGCGGCTTTCTTCGCCGCCATATTGGAGGCGACGCCGCCCACCACCGCTCCACCGACGACCGCAGCAGCGACCCACGTCATGGCAGCTCCTGAGCACTGAGCCAGTGTTGCGCCTGCATCTTCAATTCCTCGAGCTGGTCCAGCTCCTCATAGTCCGTGCAGATGATTTCATGCTCGATTTCTTCGAGGTCGGTCTTGTCGGTAACATGGACCGTGGTCCATATCGTGTCGGTATGGGTATAGACCGCACGCTTTGTCCCTGCAGTTGAGATCATCGAATAGGGCGCCTTGAAGTGCTGCAGCCCATCCTTAGTGAACACCGTGACCTCACCCTGGGTGAGATGGTTGTAGTGGGAATGACGATGAATCTTCCCCACCACAATGGTATCGGCCGGAATGAAGATCTCGCGGATGTAGCAGCCGTCGGCAAAGGAATGCCTTAGCGGACATTCCACCTGCTCATGCTGGCGCAAGACCGCTTCCAGACTTGCAAGCTTTTCGCGAACCAGCCGCTTCTCCGGAAGCGCGTCCACCCGATAGTTGAAGCTGACGAGGTTCACTTCCATACCCGCGCGCGCAATGTTCCAGAAGAGATATCAAGCGTGCCGCCGGTCTTGTTGAAGAACGACACGGTGACAGTATCGGCGGCAGTGACTTCGGCAGAAATCATGATTCCCTGAAGTGACAGGCTGAAACTTGAAAGCGCAAAATCACCGAGCGCGGCTCCGGTGCATGTGACCGTCGTCGTCGTTCCCGCGCCATCGACAAGACTCGGCGGATCGTAGGTTGTGGAGCCACTCAGGACATTCGAGAGCGCCACATAGCGCGCATCCGATTCAGACTGCGTCTGATAGACGGGATGCGGGTCGGTGTCAGCGACATGCGCGGCAAGGGCCGCTGCCGCAGAAGCCTCTGCCCCGCTTTGTGCGCCATTCGCAGCAGAAGACAGCGCGGTATCCGTGGCGTATTGAGGATGCGGATCAGGCGCTGCCTCATGCTGAGTGACCGCAGTACTGGCCGCCGTATCCGCCGTATCATTGATCTGCGTGACCGTGGTCGGCGCGAGATTGCCTGGGGCGACGGATGCAGGCTGAAGCTCATTCGAGCCCACACTGTTTGCGCTTGGCGTGACCTGCGTCGCTAAAAAGAACGTCGCCCACTCGCGTTCATTTTGCGGCGTGGTCTGAAAGGGACGAATGCCCATCAGTTCGCCGTCTGTTCGGCATTCGCCGTCGCAAGAATCAGCGTACGTCTCACCGGATCTGAGATCGCGTACCGATACACCCGATCCCGCGACCAGCCGAGGCGATACCAGATCGTGCGCGTGCGATAGCGACCGATCTTGCCCATTGCACGCCAGTGCTCGCCGGACCATGTTCGGCCGCCATCATCCGACCAGTCGAGCATCACCTGGGGATCTGAGCCCTGCCCCTGGTTGATTCCGGTTCCCTGTTCGAAGATCAGTTCCAGCCGCGTATGCCGGATGCGCTGGTTGTCGTTCGAAAGAGCAGCGGAGGTGGCGGAGCAGCGGAGAATGTCGCCCCACTCGGTGAACACGTCCGGATCGAGAATCCCGAGACGGTTCGTGTAGAAGTCGCCTGCGAACCACTTGTCGTATGCCCGAATCACGAACAGAGGGCGCCAACGATCGAAGCCAAGACTCTTGCGCTCATGCCATCGGCTGGTTGATGGATCGAACACCACCGTTCCGCTATCTGAAGACAATGAAAAGAGTTTGTGGCCGCCCTCAATGAATTCCATCGCAAAGCAGGTCTTGTCCGGCCAGTCCTCGATGATCTGTTCCACCCATGTGGTGGAGACGCGCTCAGGCTTGTACCCATTCAGACGATAGACGAGGCCATCGTGGCCCAGAAAATAGACCGTGTTGTCACACTGGGCCACGGCGAAGCGCGACATGAGCCCGACTTCAAAGAGGCCGTTGGCCACGGCTTCAATCGGGAAATCAGCGGCTCCCGTGTCTTCGAATACCTGCCCGGAACGTTTGCCGAAAATGATCAACTGCCCATGGTCAATGGTGGCCCCGACATTGTTGTCGGGATTTCGTTCGACGCTGGCAAAATCGAGCGCATCCCATGTGAGAGGATCTCGATTAGCGGAGATCGCAAACTTCCCCGAGCTGGGCACCCCAACGATGAAGTAGCCATCAAGGAGATGTACCCATTCCGCACCCGGGAATCCTTCCGAGGTGATCTGCTGGACCGAGAGCCCGTCGTAGACATAGCCCAGAAGATGCGTAACGCACATGAGGTGCGTTTCATCTCCTGCCATATGCACATAACTGCTGCCTGGAATGTTTCCGAGGGGGATCGCATCACCTACCTCTGGAATCCGGTACAGCACCTCCCCCATCACGACATAGGGGATTCCGTTGACCTCGATGCCGCCCCGCGTGAATCCTGCGCCGACCGTGAGATAATCGGCGATCCCGTAGCTCTCAACGATTGCCGCGAAAGTCTTGGCGCCTTCCGGAGCCGCTTCGATATAGCAGTTGATCATCCGCTGGGAGGCGAGCGGCTTAGAGCGGTGAAGATAGCTCTCCAGCCCGAAAGAAATCCTCACCGCACATCCATCACAAAGGTGACCGAGGCGTTTTCCACATCGAAGTTGAGCGCATCCTCAAACATCATCGCGGCATCGGCGCGAAGCATGGCGAAGTCCTTCGCCGACAGAAGTCCGTAGTCCGGCGCGATCCGGACCGCGAGCCCGTAAATCATCGGTTCATACCACTCGCTCGAGCAGTCGGGCGTATCCGAAAGACCGATGATCGTGTCAGGCTCGTTCTGCACGATGAGCACGAGCTTTCCGCCATCCGTGGGCCAGACTCTCAGAAGTCCGTTGGCCTGCTGACGCTGATACGAAATCTGATTGACGGGCCCGGTCGCGCCTTTCAATGAGAGGCGCTGATATTCTCCGTCTCCGATCTGCGTGAGATCGATATCCCGGTCGCCGTCCCGCCGCATCGCATAGATGACCTTGAGCGGCTTGTGCGCTCTGGTCGTGTAGGTGTAGACCGCATTCCCCGAGTTAGCCGCAGAGACAAGGCCGGCACCGATCACTGATCCGGTGCTGTTGGTCGTCGTCCAGTGAATCGTGTTGTCATTGAGACGAATCCCGATGAAGTCGCCACTGGTAATTCCAGTGGTACTGGTGAGTGCCAGTGCCGTCGCGCCACTGTCCGCATCGGCGGCCAGCGTCGTCTCGAAATAGGTCGCGGTGGCGTGATCTCCGGCATCGCCGAGCAGATATGACTGCGTTCCTTTGGAAAGAAACACGGTGATCCTCTGGCGCCACTGGATATCGACGCCCTTGACTGGCCAACTCTTCAGCATGAGATTGAGCGAGGTTTTGCCATCGGCAATCTCATCGGGCTGCGCCGGCTCTCCGGCCTGATACACCCCGGCTTTCTTCAGCGCCGCCGCGATGATGTCATTCGCGGTCATCGAGAAGGCCTTGACTCCGGAGGACATTACGACCTTCGCACCTTCAGGATCATCGAGCCCTGCATGCCGTTGATGAATCCGGTCGTGGTGAGCATGATCTTCCCGGTGCCATCGAGGCCCGAGGCATCCGAGAGGCCGCCGAAGGGCTGAAAGTCAACGTAGTTGTTCGAGGAACTGCAGGTCCAGATGGGGCTGTCGATGAGATCATCGAACTCGAGGCGCACACTGAAACCGTTGATGTCGTACCAGATCTTCTCGATCACCAAACCCTTGGGGTTCTTGCGATCGATGAGATCCACGAGCGGATCGATGATGATGCTGTCGGTCACCTCTCCTGAACCATCGTTCTTCAGATACACCTTGAAGAAACACACATGTCCGTCCAGAAGCTTCCGGACGGCGACCGTATTAGCCATTGCACTCTCCGAAAAGGGGCCTTGCGGCCCCTTCGGGTTAGACCGGGACTTCCACCCAGCTCATATCCGCAATACCTACGGGTGCCGTCGTGATGTAGCTCAACTGCACATAGGTTCCAGGGATCAGAATCAGATCGCCCTCTCCGTAGTAGCGCGCGGTGAGTCCGGCCGCAGTCGCAGGGGTCGTCGGGGAATACCCCAGAATCTTCGTATAGACCGGAAGATTGGGAGTCGTGGAGGCGCTGTAGGCGCGGGCCGCGCAGGTGGTGACCAGTCCCGACCCGTCCCCCGCATAGATCCCGATAGTCGTCGTGGTGGCATGCGGCACCGGGCTTACGGCCACACTCTGTGCGAGGAAGAGAATGGCTGTGGCCGTCGGAACCGTGGTGTAGGCGAAAGCCGCCGAGACCACAACCAGCTTCTTTCCCGACCCATAGGGATTCGAGAGGATGAAGCCGGTCGCCGTTGAGGTGTTGATCAGGGTGACGGTAGCCGCGGCCTGATTGCAGGCGGTGAACAGCTGCCCTGAACGGTTGTAATCGAGTGTTGCGATATTCGACATGAAAATCTCCGAAGGGTTTTAGCTGTCCACAGCAGGAATGACGAAGCCGGTCGCGCCAACCACGCCTGAGACACGATTCTCGAAAGCCGCAAGGCCGACGGTGGTCGTGAACAGCAGGTCGGTTGCGGTCGTGAGGGTCTGCACGTAGTTACGGGCGACGACACCGGTTGAGGTCGTGCCGCCTACGTTGATGAGCGAGCCGCCTGCCGTCGTCGTATTCGGCCGGTAGCAGAGGTTGTCCGTGCACACGAGGTTCGTGAGCACCCCTGCGGTCACAATGGCGAGGATCGCCTTGTCGTTCTGCACGGCCCACTTCAGATAGTTGTTCTGGGCGGTCAGCCGGTCGATGTCATTGGCCGTGAGGATCGTCGTGTTGTTAGAGGTCACTCCAAGATTCACGACGGTGTTGTTGTTGAAGGTGAGACCGTCGACCGTGTTGGCAATACCCGTCGATTTCACGATGTTGAGGAAATTCAGGACCGAGGAGGTGTCCTTGAAATAGCACCCCTGCACCGTGAATTCCTGTGCAGTCGTCAGCGTGAAACACGCCGCAATCGAGAGGAAATTCGCGACGAAGATGCAGTTCTGCACCGAGATGTTGTTGGCGCTGACCGTGATGGTCGAGGTGTTGGCGGTGTCGAGTGTGAAGGTCGGGCGATTACTCCCGAGGCCAAGCCCCACAATAGCCACCCCGGCAATGTTCCATGCCGCCGCAGTGGCCGTGGAGATCGCCTCCGCGTGGCCGGGCTTCACGAAGATGATGTCGCCGCGATTGGCCACACACTGGGTGATCGCATAGGCAAGGGTTGCGAAGGGGGCATCGAAGGTGCCGCGATTGCCGTCCGAGCTGTTGTGATGGCCCAGCAGCACCGTCGCGGAGGAGCTCGACACCCAGAATGTCTTGCCCGGGTGGGTCTGCATGAGCGGCACGCCGCGCACGTTGACGCCGGCCGGGAAGCCGTTGGGAAAATTAGAGACAGGCATAACTCTCCTGTGAACCCCGGTGGGGTCCGTGTGGAAATCTCACAGTTCGAAAAGGAAAGGGCCCCGAAAAGGGGCCCTCAGGATCAAGCCCCGGGAGTTCCGTACATCCCGCGCGGATCACCCCAGCCGCAGCTGAAGCGGCGATAGAGTTTCGCTTTCGCGTTGTCCGTATCGAAGTCCATGTCCTGCTTGAACTCGGTGGCCTCACGATCGAACCACGTCATCCCACGCGGCGCATTCGTCTTCACGAAGAAGGCATCCGCATCGGTCAGGTAGTGATTGATCGCAACCTCGGGGATGATCCCCTTGGCCTTCAGGGCATTGATGGCGTTGTTGACGGTGTCATTCTGCAATTGCGACTGCAGAACCCGTTCTGCTTCGAAGTACAGCTGCGGCGGCAGAATCAGCCGCTTGGGCATGATGGAGACCTTCATGCCACGCGGATTGACCGCCGTCATGATCTGCACGGCCAGATCTTCCATCGAGGCTTCTGAGAAATCCGAAGCCGTCGCAAGGGCATTCGACCACGTGCCGCCCAGCGCGAGCGGATGGTCTGTGACGCACAGCGCCTTGCCATCGCCGCCCGTATACGCGGTGTTGAACGCCCGGTTGGCCACGTTCGCGGCCACGTTCTCTTCGGTCTGCCGCAGGGAGAAGGCGAGATCTTCCGCGCCACTCATCGAGACTTCCGAATAGAGATTGTCCGCCAGTGCCTCGCGGGTGACGATGTATCCCATCGAATACGCCAGGTGCGTAAAGCGCGTGGTGTAGCCCTGCGCCTTGGAGTCGTACTTGGTGCTCTCGCCTTCGGTCTTTACCGGCACCAGTCCGTATCCGGTCTGCGAGACGATCTCTTCGTAGTTGCGCTGTGAGGCCTCGCGCACATCGAAGATCTGCGTGTACTCGATGGGGTGTTCTGCGTACTTGGCTCCGAACCAGGCATGTACGCCGGGCCAGAGTGCTTTGGGGTGATTGCCAGTAGTGATTACGCCAGCCATGTTGTAGCTCCTTACGCCTTACCGACAACCTGGTTGGCGAACTGATGACGATTGATCCGGACGTACCACTTCGCGTTCTCGCCAATGGCGTTATCCGCGCGATTGACGAAACCGGTGAGCAGGAGGTCCAGCGTATTGGTGGCCGCTTCCGTGGCGTTGTTGATTTCAACGCCAGACATGCCGTTGGCGGTGGAACCCGAACCGACCACGAAATTGGCATTCAGGCCCATATCGTTCGCGGTGAAGGCGGTGCCCCCTGCGGATTCCTGAATCTCGAAGAGGAGATTCGGATCATCCGCAATGAACAGCAGCCGCTGTGTGGAGGCGGCGCGATAGATGAGCGAGTCTCCCGTTACCGGCAGAACCGCCACACACACACCGACGATGATGTCGCCGGTAGCCGCCTGTTTGACATCCGCATAGATGTTGCCGTTGATCGTCTGAGAGGTGCCGATATAGGTCACCGGATCGCCCAGAAAAATCGCCGTGCCATCCCCCGTGGGGGTCGAATACGTGTTGGCGGCGCCGTTGTACGGCGCGCCGCTCAGATACCGCACGGGCCGCAGCCCGAACTTGGTATTTGCATTGGCCATTTACCCATCTCCAAAAATGAAAAAGCCCCCGAAGGGGCGATGTAAGCGAATGGCCATCACAGATCTCATGCGGGAAGTTCCTTGCGTTCGAGGTCCACTTCGCCGTACTGATTCTTGATGGACGCACCGCCAGCCTTGCCGGCACGAATCGCATCATCGACCATCCGGTTCGTTGCCTCTTTCTTCGCCTGATCTTCCTGATAGAAGGCTTCAGGGATTTCCATGAGGTACGCGCGGATGGGTTGGGATTGCGCTGTGCGCCCGACGACCGTTGAGGTCCGGGAATTGATATCTGTGTTGCCGCGGCCGACTTCTTTGTCGCCCACCGGGGTTTCACCTTTTCTGACGAAGGCGTATCCCGCGGCTTCCGCGCGCGCGATACGATCGTCCTGATCGTTGAACCAACGTCGAACGAAACCCTTTCTCTGTATCGTCTCCAGTCGCTTCCGATTCGCCGAAAACGGCGTTCGCTCTCTTCGTGTTGCGTCAGTCATTACTCACTCCAGTCGTAATTGGAGAGATATTTATCCTTGGTGAAGCCGGGAATGGTGCGCTCGAAGCGGGCACATGCATTCTTGGCCTCCTCAGGAAGATTCTCGAATGTCTTCGCCTTGCTGTTCTGGACCTTCTTCGGTTCGTGTCCCTCCGTGATGTGTTCCTCACGGCGGCTATTCTTGAACTTGTGGGGTACTTCGGCCTGCACACGCTCGGTCAGCCTGTCGAGAAAGGCCCGTCCCTTGAGACCGGGGTTTTCGCGGGCGATGAGGTCCGAGAGGCCATCGGCTATGGACTTCAGAACAGGGTCTGTCTGATACCAGCCGTTCTCGTTGAGCCATGCCTGAGTGGCCGGGGGAATCTGTTCGGCTCTGGGGGGCTCTGCCTGCATCTCGCGAATCTGCCGGTCCTTGAGCGTGAACGCCTGTCCGTCACCATCGGTGATGGCTTTGGCGCGTTCGGCTTCGAGCTGGGCAATCGCGGCATCGCGTTCGCGGCGCTCTTTGGACACCGTCTTCTCGTGGAATTCATTGAAGAGGCGGTTGCCTTCCTTGAGCTCCCCGACTTCGCCTTTCAGATTCTCGACCGTTTTCAGGAGGTCGCGATTCTTCGCCTGTACGTAGGAGAAGATCTGCTCGCCCCTTTCGACGAACGTCTTCGCATCGGCCCAGCGTTCCGGCGGGCCTTTCCACGCGGCCTGCTCCTGCCAGCCGTGGGCGCGCGCTTCGGCTTCGTAGTCACGTACTTCGCCTTCATTTGTGGACATGGAATGCCTTCCTGCTTTGCAGATCAGTGAAACTCACGCCTTCTTCGACAATCGCGGTCACATCGACATCGTTCATCAGCCGGTAGGACCGGCCGTCTTTCCCGGTCACCTGAAGACCACCATATTTCGCAAAGGCCACCCGTTCGCCAGGTTGCGCGAAGGGACGGGAGAAGCCCTGGGTGGTCGTCTGACCACCGGTCTTGCTGATGTGATCGAGATACGCATCGGGGCCGGAGGCCACGAAGGTCCCGATGGACTGCGCCATCTGATGCAGCTCGCCCACGGTTCCGGGAATGATGATGCCGCCGTCGGTCACCTTCTCGATGTCATCCGGCAGGATCAGGACGCGGTCGCCGCAGGGGTGAATGCCTGACTCGTTCTTCATCGGTCTGTAAATCCTCTATGAGTGATAAATCCTTGCTCTCGAATGCCTCGATGATGTCCTGCAGGGTGCCTTCCTCTGCCAGCAGCCACAGCTTGCCTTCCTGGGTTTTCTGCGGCTCGCAGGGGAAGAAGATTTCCGCGCGATCCTTAAAAGTCCGGTCCAGCCGCATCCGGATCAACGCGAGAAAGTAGCGGGTAGTCTCCCCTTCCAGCCATTCCTCAATCTGCTCTTGAGGCGGGCTGTTTGGATTTGCGGTCATCTGCGATCGCCTTGATACGTTTGCTGTTGGAGTCGATTCGAGCGGTGATCGCTTCGAACTGCGCGATATACACCTGCGCGTCGTCCTGCATCATTTCGTGCTGCAGTTTCAGAATATTCGCCTCGTTCACGGCAATATTCGAATCCGCGAGCGCCGCATCGATCTCCATGCGTGAGTGAGCTTCCAGAGTCCGTCTCTGTTCTTCGGCGGCCTTGAGGGCCAGTTCCGGGTTCTGCGGCGCCGGAATCGTGGGCTGACCCTTGTCATCGCGCGGATAGATTTCCTGTGTGTCGGGAATATCCATCGCTTCATGAAGACGTCGTTCGACCGCTGCGGGATCGTAGCCGGGGATGGTTGCGGCCCGCTGGGCGAGAAACTGCGCCTTCACCATATTCTCCTGAGAAGAGAATGCATTGGGATCGGCGGCCGGCATGATATCGGTCGGATCACCGCTGTAGTCATTCTGGAGAACCGAGAAACGTCCCTCCATCGTCTCGTAGTACTCGACCGGATTGAGATAAATCCGGTTCAGCGTGTAGAGCTTGCGCAGCTCCTTGCGGAAACTCCGGTACAGACGCTTGAAGATGCCGTTGAACACCTGCAGGCCCTGTTCGAGCATTGCCTGCATGTTGTAGGCAGGAGTGTTCTGGCCCGGATTGTTGCCGGTCATTGCATCATTGACGGAGGAGACTTTTTCGCCGTACGAGATCAGCAATGAGAGCAACTGAAACAGGACTGTCGAAGGCGCAGGAACCGGCAACGGCACGATGGAGTCTCGCAAGGTCTGGCCGGCGACATTGACCCGCTTCCATTCGCGCGGACGAAACCGCAGTTCACCCCCCTGAAGTCGGGCTCCCTTGCCGATGAAGCCCGAGGCCCCGTTCTGCAGGGTCCCCGAATCGATCAGCTGGTTGATCAGCGTGTTGACCGAATCGTTGATCGGACCGAGCAAAGCGCCCAGACCCAGATCATAGAATCCTCCATCGGGACTCGGAATGAAGCCGTACTTGGTGTAACACTCCATCGCCTCGATTCTGAGGACCTGAGGCTCTGCCTCATCAGATTTCTGGAGCTGCGCCATCTGCTGATCGAGCGCCGCCATCTGCGCCTGGCCGGCCTGCACGATCTGTGCGACCTGATTTGCCGCCGCGACATGCTGGTCAGTTTCCTGACCGGTCGGCGGAGGCAGCGACTGCACGGCTTCCTGCAATTGAGCCGCAATGCCCTTCTTCTGGTCGCCGAGCGCCTTGATCTGAAGCGACTGCTGGGTGACCACCTCGCCGAAGCGGTGAACGATCCTCAATACCTTGCGGGTCGAGCGGTCGACAATGACCACATAGGGCTCGGGATAGGCATCGCCATCGAGATCGAGATAGCAATGCTGCTCGAGCAGCTCTCTTGAGGTGCTCGAGCTGACCGGAGGCGCCTGCAGGCCCTGCCGTGCATCGGAGAGTTTGGGTGTCTGGATCTGGGGCTGGCCGAGAGCCTTCGTGGAATACAGGCCCGAGAGCTGCTTTTCCCGGATCTCGCGGTCCGAGAGCTCGAAGACCTCAGTTTTACGCTCGCACTTCTCGAGGGTGCGCGTGTAGTAGTGAACGATCAGGTTCTGGGGCAGAACGAGCTTCGAGCAGTTGCGTTCGGTCTGCGCATCCCAGTAGGTCTTCTTGAACGCGCAGCCGATGATGGGAACGACGATGAACTTGCGGTCGGTATCCTCTTCCCAGTCAACATCCTGATCGAGGAGCTGGAAGGACATATGCCTTCCGATTCTTCCGGCACGGGCGGCTTTCTGGCCGTCGGTGTCCTCTCCCATGACCCGGTATTTCACAAGGTCCGGGGCTTTCACGAGGTTCGGATAGGCGCGCGCGGCAAACTGGAGAGCGGCAATCGTCACCAGCGGAAACTTCACATTCGCCGCATCCGGCCACGGCGTGTTTTTCGGCTCGACCATCTGAAGGGCGAGTTTTATCGCATTGTCGGTGCGCTTCTCCCACTCCTGACGCGACTGCCTGTCTTCGTCGTAGCCCTTGACGACCTCGCTGCCAATGGCGTTGCTCTGTTCTTCAGACAGCAATGCATCGACGTTGCGCGACGTCTGGATATCGCGCAGAGGGAGTGAAATGGGGTCCATCAATATCCGGTAGTTACACAGCGGCCCTGGGGAACGTGAGCCTCGTAGGCCTCACGGTATTCGTCGTCCTCAATTTCTTTGTCGGTCTCGGGCTCGACCATCTCTTCGAGCATCAGACCGAGCCAGGCAAAGGCATCGAACTGATCCTTGTAGGCAAACTTCGGGTATTTCAGCAGTTCCTCTTCGAAGGCCGGATACCACTCAGAGTTCTTGTCGAAGCGCACCTTTCCGGCTCTCATGCGGGCCCGGATGGATTGCCCGCGCTTGTCCTTGTCCTTGGTCGGCGCCCTGTCATCGATGTTGATGAACTTGCGGGTCTCGGTCATCTTCGTGTTCAGAAACGGACCAATCGCTTTCGAGATGTTCTCGGACTCGACCCGGAAGATCTCCGGTTCCCAGCGGTCGTGGATCGAAAACATCTCCTCGACGATGCGTTCACCATCGAGGCGCTCGCGCCTGACATCCACGATATTGAGAAAGCCTTCAGAGTCGAGCCCTCCGACGACCATCGCGGTATAGGCATTCCTTTCGGTTTCCCCGATCGCAAGGTCTGCCCCCGCGTAGTAAGACTTGCGGGTCTCGAAGTGCATCGGCTCCATCGGCAGGAAGTCCTGCAAACGGAAGTAGGCGGTGGACGGATCAACCGGATCGTTCAGATACTCCGTCCCGTACACATCCAGCTGCCCGCGCCCGGCATAATCCGCACGCTTGCGGCGCAGGAACTCCGCGGGCCACTGCTCGGGCCAGAGCACCGATGAGAAATCCGGGTTGTGGGCGCGGTACTTGACCGAGGCCCACGAAGAAGGCTCGGGGTGGTATTCCCGCAGCTCCTCGATCACCGTTCGCTTGTCCTTGGTCGAGGGCATCATCCGGTCGAGAAGCGAGTCGTAGCCGACGATCGTCCCCACTACCCGGATCTTCCCCGAAGCCCGAAGGATCGGCCGTACCGTGCCGTAGAACCAGCGGCGAAACTTTTCCCGCCGCGAGTCATTCAGGACCATCTCGTCATCTTCCATGTCATCCGAGACACAGGTATCGGGACGCTTGCGCTCCCACTTGAGACCGCGCATCCGCTGCCCGGCACCCTTCACGATGACCCGGAACTTCTCCTCATCCCGGAACGAGCCAACGATGTCGGTCTCGGAAGTCTTCAGAAACTCCGCCAGCTTGTAGTCCCGAACCAGGTCCTCGTTCTCTTCAATCTCCACCCGCAGGTCATGGAGAAAGGCCGCCGCAAGCTCCTCGTTCGAACCCAGCAGCAGCAGATGCCGCATCCGCCGCGTACACAACCCGTGCAGTACATACGACCCCGTGATCGCGGTTGACTTCGCATGCCCCCGGGGAGCGGCCAGTGCCACCTGTTCGTAATCCGACCCGCACAAGGCCCACCATTCCCAGTGAACCGCCGCAATCGGCTTGGGCTCGTCATAGCGTCCCTGCAGATAGACGCTCGTGAACCCCCACACCTCATCCGCAAAATCCCAGTCGGCCTGAGACAGAAACGGCAGCGACGGAATAATCCCCCGCGCCTCCCGCTCGAGCCTCCCCACCTCCCTCAGATGCTCCGAAAGCTCATCCGAAGTCCGCTCTACCGGACGGGGACGGCCCTCGATATCCGCCTGCGCATCGGCGGTGTACCGGGCCCACTCCTCCGGGTGACGCGACTTCCATGCGTAGATGACGTCTTCGCTTAACTCACACGCCCGCGCCGCCGCCCGAACACTCCCCTCCTCAATCACCGCCCTCGCCGCCCGGCGCCGGTCCTCTACCGAGTGCTGAAAATGGGCCATCTGGTTATTTCATTGCGCAAATCAGGCTCCACGTGAAACAAACGTTGCTCTCAGGGGCGCAGCTGTGCGTGAGAACGTTGCGTGGACTAGTGATTCTGTGACACAGGCCGTGCACTTCATCCCTGCATTGGGGCGGATAGCGTCTCTGACGAGCAGTCCAACAGGGGTGATGCACAAATTCACATCTACGAATTTGCCCCTGCCGGCACCCCTGGAAGGGACCCAACCGACTCAGCGTCGCTCAAGATAGCGGGCCGCAGCCCGCAGCAATGAGGGATCATCGCGGTATGCGCCAAGGCCTGTGTTGCATCTTGCGCATAACAATCCGCGTACACATCGTGAGCAGCTCTTCGTGCCTGGGCAGCATGTATGGTCATGATCTAGCTGAGCGCCTTGCGGCTTCGGTCCACGGCCCACGCCTCGTGCCAGCGGGTCAAAGCCTTTGATTATCGGGTCATGGCAGATCGCGCAGCACCCTCTCTGTGAGGTGTATAGGCGCTCATATTCGTCGAGGGAGATGCCACGGGTCGCCTTCAAGTTAGTGGCGACCACTCCACGCCTGCCAACCGCAGTCGCACGCCTCAGGCGCTGGTAATCCCGCATATAGGTTGGACTCCGCGGGTCCAGCCCTGTCGCGACCTTCAGTGCGCGCGGAAGTGGTCCGATGAACTCCGCAGCGATCTCGGCAAGGCGCCGTTCCACGTACCGCATGTGACACGACCAATCAATGGTTTACACAGGCAGTTAATGTAACATGCCTCGAAACCATATGAAAATCAGCAGCATCGCATTTGTCATAAGCATGATTATGCGAAGTAGTTGCTCGTCTCAGGCCGTCATCCTGACGCTGCACATGTGCGGATACCCACTGCGCTCTAGATCATCCTCGATATCACGCTGAATCGATGTCCCTGCAGCACCCAGCTAGTCGGTGTCAGTAGCGCTGAGCCGGGCAGTGTCCAGTACGACACACCGCGCCAGTGATCCCACAACCATGCGATGAACTCACGCGAGATGCCCTCTTCGGCTGCACAAAGGGTCTGCGGCTGGTCATCCTTATCCTTCAGCATCTGGGCTGCCCACTTGAACGACTCCTGACTGAGGTCCGCCGGCGTGGGCAGTTCAAGCACGGCGCGTATGCGTGGCTCTGGGATGTCCTCAACGCGTGTCATAGCTCATCCGTCGTTACTGTCTCGGTGATGAATCGATCTGCCTGTTCAGGTCGTGTGCTTGACCTTGCGTGCTCTGGCCGGCCTCTCACGAAGTCCTGTGGATGGCGATATTCGAATGAGCGGGGCCGGACCTTCAGGCCATCCCATTGCATCACCAGTTCTCCGGGCTTCACCCGGAAGCCTGTGCGGTCACAGATCTCATAGTTGACCGGGACATCGGACGTGGCATTCGGGTTCTGCGGACCATCGGTGACGGCATCCCGGATGAGAGGCGGGGGCGCAATGCCGAAGGCGCTGACATTCGAGCTGGCAAGGCCGGTGAAGCTCGCTGTGGCGATCAACAGGCCATTGACAGTCACCGTAATCGAAGCTGAGCCTGCCCCTGAGACAGGGACGATGCTTGAGCCATCGCCGATGACCTGGATGAGCGCTGTTCCGGGGGCGGCAGCCGTCGAGCTCCCCATGCCGCTTGCGATGACCGTGCAGGGCGCATCGCCCGTGCCACTGGCTCTTGAGGTCGTCGTGCCCTGAACGGTGGCCGTGATCGTCGCACTGCCCACACCATTGCTGAACAGGAAGCCTGCGGTGGCGCCCTGCCCGTCGACGATGGCGCCTGCGGTTGCAGCACCTGCCGCACTCGTGGTGATGACATTCGCACCGCTGCCACTGGCGGTGACGGTGATCGTCGCCACACCCGGGATGGCGTGGATGTTGGTGGTGGCCCCGAGTGCGGTGACCGTGACATTCGAGGCGCCAACTCCGCCCCCCACATAGGCCGTGGCATTGAGAGCAATCCCCAGTTGCTCGGTGAGCCGGAAACTGAAATTCGTGAAGTCCGAGAGATTGAGGGCGAGCCCCAGCGTCTCACCCACGCCCCAGAAGCGATTGATGATGGCGGTCTTGTCGGCCGGTGCCTGGTATCGGGCCGGACCCACAAATCCCAGTCGCGTCCTGCGGACCAGCTGGAAGGTAGTTGCTGTGACCGTAATCGTGGCGGAGCCGGCCGCGCCATTCGTCGAGCCCCCCGCCCCGGCAATGTTCGACTGGGCGAGCGCAAAGCCTGCGCTTCTCGCGATCGAAGCGCCCACCCCCGCAACTGTCGCACTGGCCGTGGCCGTGCCCGCCGTCTGCGAACTGCCGGCGACCGCAATGACCGTGATTGCGGCCGCGCCTGCTGCCGAGCGAATGATCCCCTGATAGGGGGCGGGCCCAATGAAGCCAAGACGGGTCTTACGGGCCATTCAGATCACGCAGCGCGTCTTTGCGAATCCTCCCCTTGCCGACGGCTGAGGCTATCCCCTGGGCATCCGGAACCGCCGTGCGCCGGAAGAATCCGCAGAGCCATCCCATGAACCGCTTCATATCAGTCGAAGGTGATCGTCGTCGACGTCGTCAGACGTGGCGTGACTCCAGAGCTCACACTGATGTTCGGCGTGAGCGTGCCGGAGACCAGCACTTTACCCGTACCGCTCGAGGCCGTCCCCACCGCGAAATGAGTCAGTGTCGCGCTGCCGCCGGTACATTGTGGGGCATCCACATTCGCAACGGGGCTTACGACATTCGAGCTTACCGTCCAGCCGCCTGAAGTTCGGGCGACCGCGGTACGCGCATAGCTCGTATAGCTCGTCTCATTCGTGGTCTGCGTGCCCGAGTCCCCCGGATCTGAGGTGTGAAAGCTCACATACAGACTCGTGAGCGGCGAGCTTGCCGCGTTGTCTGCAATGTTCGCAATCGCGGTCGCCTGAAAGATCAACTTTGCGAGATCGTTTTCGAAGGTGTCGCCCAGACTCATTTCACGGTCCTCAGAAACGAAAAAACCGGCATAAGGCCGGTTGATTCAGAAGTGGTTGGAAGGATCAGGCAGCAGTGGCTACAGCGGTAACCGTGACGGTCCATTGCTCGGAAGAGGTCTTCAGAGGTAAGGCAATGACTTTGCGGGTGGCCATGTAGTCCCCGCTGCCTGAATTGAATAGCGCAATCTCGAGCCACGTATAATTCGCCTCGGCGGTGGTGAACGTCGAGGTGTAATCAATCGAGTTCGAGGTGCGCAGGGGCGCAGAATCCAGCGCCTTTCTCAACTTGTTCGTACTCGCCTGCAGATCCGTCTGGCTCGCCGCGAAGACCGCGCTGCTGTCACCCACCCCGATCCGGGCATTCGTGAGATTGAATGGCGCGACCAGTCCATCGCCACAGAATAGAGAGGCGATTGCAATCGCGCCCTTATCGGTCGTTGCCATCGTGCTCTTCGGTGAAGTCGTATATGCGCTCTTCGATCAACTCGCCTTCTGCGGTACGACGCACGAGTTTCACGCGCGTGATCTCGGTCTTGAGCTCCCCAGCGGGGGCCTCAGACGACGATGCCGGTGTCTGCATTGGAGGGCGCCGAGGTTTGTGTGCTGATGGTGAATCGGCCGCGACCACTCACGAGGCTGTAGGCCGAGATCGAGCCACGCTGACCGGTCAGAGTGCCGGTCGTCCAGTACCACTCCCGGCCCAGATAATGATCGGCCGCCGCAGTCGTGATATCGCTGCATTCAAACTGTGTGGTCGTGGGCGTCAGGCCCGCAGTGGTGACTGTGCCGGGGATAAACTCATTCGCGGCCAGAGCCTGTCTCACGGCCGCCGCTGAGCTGCTATTGATCTGCTTGACATTGGCCGGGGCATCACCCGAGACCAATGCATTGGGCGCGACACGCAGCCAGGCTTCGAGTGTTACCCCCGCAGGCAGAGTTGCAAATACAGTGTCGGAAGATGGATTCGTGACCCACGCCGGGACCACTGTCGCCACCTTGGTAGTGCCATTGTAGGCCGTGACGATACGGCCATTCTGGCCTGCGCCAGTGCCTGCAAGAGTCGCAACACTGCTGCCAACAAAGAAATCAGTCGTCGCACTGGCGCTCGCATCGAACGTGATGCTGTTGGCACCTCCAGCCTGTGCCGTGTTGATACGGCCATAGCCACGCGCATCGACGACGGGAACACCTGCAGTGTTGACTGTGGCGGCTGCCGTTCCTTTCCAGTTCACGACATTCACGCCAAGTTGCGCCGTCGTCGTATCGACCGTCGTGCCCGCGACGGACTGCAGGTCCACCTTGATATCGCCCGATTCCTGCGGATAGATCAAAAGGCTGCGGGTCACTGCGTTCGTGGTCGAACTTTTGATCTGCACCACCACTGAGTCTGCATTCATTTCCGTCGAGGTGAGATCCAGATAGTAGTGGCCTGAACTCGTCGCAATCTCTGTCGCCTCATTAGTGCAGTCTGCCATCGTGCCGGCGTCCTTCGATACTTCTGAGTCGAGCCCAGCGGCGCCCGTATTCAGCGCGCCCGTGTTCAGGCGCAAATCGAAATAGGCACGAAATGCCGTATTCTTGATCGGGACGGGCTTGGCGTCTGTGCTAGCCATGAAATAGTTGCTCCGGGATCAGCCAAAACTGAAGAATGGATTGCCCAGCACGGTTGCCTGCTGATTGAGTACACCTGGATCGACGGAGGCTCCCGCAGTAACGTTGCCCGCTTCCCAGTCGTCCCCGCGAAGCAATGCAGATGCAATGAGTCCGCAGATGCCGGGCTTGCCGGTCGTCAGGATCGACGAACTATCACTGCGAGTTCCGAGTGATACGCCGTTCTTGTAGATCGTGAACGTGACCGTCGTACTGACCGTGGTCGCTTCACATTCGAGCGTGTCACCACTGGCAAAGGTGGTATTGAGCTGCGCACCGATCGCCGTCACCGTCCCGTTGACGATCTTCTCGACCACGATGCCGGCAGTCCCGGTGCTGTCGAAAAAGTAGATCCGGTAGGCAGAGAACGAGCCGAATGCGCCACCATTATTGAGCAGTGAACCGCCAATCTTGTCGTTCGAACTGAACGAGCCAAGAATCTTGAGGCTGAAATACTGATCGACGGTGAAAGAGCCGGCGCCCTTCCATGAACAGTCGGCCATATTTCCGAATGCGTTCTGAAACCCATTCGTCGCGATGCGCAGCTGGCCGTTGCTGGCGTTCTGCTCGACCCAGTCTCCACTCGAATTGAGCACACTAACGTTCGTGCCGTCTGCCGCAGTGAATGGATAGGCAGAGACGACGACGGTGCGGGTCATGATTTCAGAACACGGTTAGTGGAGGCTTGAACACAGAAGCGGTACAAGAGCCATCAGCAGAGGTCTGGCGCCACATCGCATAGCAGTCGTAGTCAGAGACATATCCGACGAAGATCGTATTGATCGATGGCGAGCCGGCCGCCGGAGCGGTTACGCCGAGCGAGGCCCATGAATCGGCCGCGCTGTTGTAAGTCCACATGCCGCCACCGGGAACAATCAGCAGAGGTCGGCGGATCAATCCATTCGTGTCCGAACGCGTGGAGACATCGGCATCAACGACAATGCCGCCGGTTGCGCTCGAGGTCGGAATCTGAACCTGCGCGGGCAGGTTGTTCTTGTTGACCACACTGCCGGTCGCGGGAATCTGCACCAGCGCCAACGCACTGAAGTTATTGCCACCACACATGTAGGAATTGGTGGAGGCAATGTCATAGAAGCCGTTCGAGAAGTCGGCAACCTGAATGCCGCCCGAGCCGAATCCGGGCCAGCGCGTTGACCATGAATTCGCAGCCACATCCCACTGCGTGATGCCATACGTGCTGCCGCTGAGAACTACCCCCTGCGTGCCCACTGTCGGGTTGAAGGCCATGCCCGGGAGCTGCGCGTGCCCGCCCTGCGGGTCATCGCCACTGACGAGAGACCATGCCTTGGTAGCGGCAGGCCGGTAGTACAGCCTGAACGAGGAGCCATTGCCGTAGGGCTCGTGAAAAAAGAGCTTGCCGCGTGCCGGATCATGCGTTTGCAGACTGAACTGATGCATGTCGCTCAGGCCCGCCGCGATCGGCACCGCATCCGTATTGCGCCATGCGTTCGAACTGTCGCTGAAGTTCAGCATCAGGCTCTGACGGCCGTTATGGCCGTGGCCGTAGTAAGCGATCTCCCTGTTGATCTTGTCCCACGCGAACTTGATGCCGTTCGAGGTGACGGGATCAAGACCCGCAGGATTGCAGACGCTGCCCGGCAGAAAGCCGCCGGCCCAGTCCTGCCAGGTGTTCACAGACATCGTCGCCACCCGCGTGGCGAGTGACGAGGTTGGCGCGGCAGCCACCGTGAACGTGATTGCCCTGTCTGCGTACTGCATCAGCCGGGCGTCACTGTGAAGCCACCCGGGAACGGAATCGGCTGTGTTCCCGTCAGCACTTCGTCATAACAGGTGAACGTGTCATAGCCAACGCCGGGAGACTTTCCGGTCTGATATGGCAGAAGCCAGATCGCATTGTGGCCACCATTTGCAGTTCCCAGCTTGATGTTGCCGATGTAGCTGTGCATCTTTTTGGGCGCCTGCCCAGAGACAGCGCACCATGACTCGTAGGTGCTGCTGGCCGTTCCCAGCGTTCCGATCTTGTTGCGGACCATGAACGTCATGTAGACGTCCGGGACGTACTTGGCGCCTCCGTTCTGGGCGTGAGGCGTGCCGGTGTAAGTCGGCATCGAATACATCGGGCCCCAACGGGCCCACGCAGTGGGACAGTTCGTAACTGCTCCACCGTTGTCGATCGCATTCTGAAATCGGAAGTCTGAGCTGTTGCAGGCGCTTGACCATGCCTGCGAGAACTGCACGAAGCTTGAGCCATCCTGGTAGTACGCCAGAGGACAGCCCATCTGAAAGCTGTTCTCCATGACAACTTCGTTGTTCTGATTGCTCGCACTGAAGTGGGAGCAGATCAGCTGCTTGAATCCGTTCGAATGAATGCCGTCGCCGATGCCGGGCGTTCCCGGAAAGAGACCATTGCAGAACGCCGCAGGCAGATACTGCGACCACTGAACGTAGTATTCGCTGTTATTGCCAAACAGCGTCTGCGCAGGACTGATGTAGAGACGTATCCCGCCAGAGGACGTGCTATCCGCATTCAGAATGTTGAATCGTGCGGAACCCACACCACTGCGTCGGATGTTCGGCTCGAATACAACATGATTCGCCTGAGCATCCTGCAGTGTATTCGCCTGAACATCTGCAAGGCTCGTGAATCGGACTGCGCGCAGAATTCCGGCAGAAGCCGAACGCGCTTCGAAATCCACCTCGTTCGCGAGCTGCTCGGCATCGAAGATGCGAATCGTTGGCGAAGTCGTTGTGCCCGGTGCGCTTGCGGTGGTGCCGATCACATGCAAAGCTGACAACGAATGACCGCTCAGAAGTGCACCGGATACCACCCGCGCACCTGCTGCACCCGTGGTCAGCGAGGCCAGATTCAGGTCGTAAGCAACGTTCTGCTGAGGGGACTGGGTTGGCGTACTTGCGCCATTCCATGCCACTGCCCCGGCGGCCCCGGAGGTCGACAACGACTGTGAGGGGCTATAGTTACCGAGGTTACCGGCGTTGTCCTTCGCGCGAACCCGATATGAATAACTGGTCGATGAGATCAGGCCCGTATCGGCGTAGCTGATCGTCGCAACGTCCTGCGCAATGATCTGCCCGTTGCGCTCTACATCATAGCCCTTCAGTCCCGAGCCACCGGTGTCCGTTGAGGCCGTCCACGTCAGCGTGATGCTGGTGGTCGTCGCAGACACCAGCGTCGGGGTTCCGGGAACGCCCGGCGCGGTCTGGTCAGGAGTCGTTGCGCTCGCCGAAGAACTTAACGCACTTGGATTTCCGGCGCCATCGATAGCCAGTACCTTGTAGAACCATGTCTGGCTCCCCGCAACCGTCGTGTCATCGAATTGCGGCAGCAGGGATGAACTCAGAAATGTATAACTGCCGCCGCTTGTCGCTGAGCGATAGATGGCGTAACTGCCGATGCCCGACTGCGAATCAGACGAAGCTGACCACACCAGCCGGATCGTGCTCTGGGAAAATCCGCTCGCAACGAGATTGACCGGGATCGAGGGCGCCGTGACATCCGGGGTAAAGATCGTGCGCGCCAGCGTGCTCACCTGCAGGTCCCACGGGGCCAGAGGCTGCGCCACATTCAATGCCGCTTACAGATGCCGAGTTTCGGAAAGCGACGGCAGAGCCACTTCAGGATACCGTCAGGCCAAAAGGGTCGGCAGGGACCCTCGCATCCACATCGAAGGCAGGGCCCGTTACGAGACCCGATTTCGTGCCGTTGCTTGCCGCTACTCTCACCGCCCATGTATGGGTGGTATTCGAAAGCGTGCCGAGTGTTGCGACCGGGAAGTTGTACTGCCCGTTCTGCGCCCACGCGACCGGAATTGATACCGCCGCCTTGCCGTCGAGCGACAATTCTGTTCCGATGTACTGAGCCGCGCCAAGCGCGCTGCCGTCGGTGAACTTGTTGGCGTGCTGCCAACTCAGGGTCGTCGGATTCATCACATTCATGTCTATACTTCCAGGAAGCGGCGGAGGGTTATTGACCGGCGGTGGGTTTCCACCGCCGGCGGGGGGACGAAAGGGGGGGGCGGCTCGGCCTCCAGGCCGAGCGAGAGCGAAAGACTGATCGCACTTCCAACCGTCACAATCGAACCTGCCACGGGTGTCTGCGCAAACACGAGCCCGAGTGTCAAGGCATTCGCAAGACTGCTCGTTGCGCCCAGCGCAAAACCTGCCGCGAGCAGCTCTGCAGTCGCCTCCTCCAACGTTTCGCCCACGACATCCGGCACCGTTGCGGTAGGCGTAGGGTCGATCTGGACAAAAACATCGAAGCTGAAAAGATTGCTGCTCGCTGAGCCGAATGAATTCGTGCCGATGATTGCGAGTGAGCCATAGACTGCGCTGGCCGTCGGCGTTCCGGTCACGACCCCGGTGGATGGATCGATGCCAATGCCCGGTGGTGCGCCGTTCAGTGTGTATGTGGTGACAAACTGGAACAGCGGCGAGGCATCATAGGGCACCATCGCGACATTGATCTCATTCGAGAAGTCGCTGATCAGCCCTGCAAAGGTCGGGGCGTTCGGCGGATCTTCAACGATGATGATGAACGGATCAGACTCGTCATACGAGTTCTCGGAGTCGGTTCTCCGGATCGTATACGGGCCGTAGGTGCCAGAGGTATCCGGCGTGCCTGTCATCGCGCCCGTCCCACTATCGAGCGCAAGGCCTGACGGGATCGTCGGGCTGATCGTGTAGGTGCCGCTACCCGAATCCTGATCGACGAACAGCGCCCCGTAACTCTGGGTCGCAATCGCCACGTTCCGCACAAACGTCACATCGGCAATGTTGGGGCCGATGAAATCCGGGAACAGACCGCGAAGGTCCCATGTGTACCACGAGGACCAAACGCTGCCGTTGTGCCAGCGCCATTGCATCGTGGTGGCGGTGTCATCCCAGCTCAATCGTCCATCAGCATCAACCGTAATCGTTCCAGATCCAGCCGTACGCTTGTATTCAATCTGGACCGCGCCGGTGATATCCGGGGAACTGTAGAGTCGTGTTGGCCTGTTGCGCGAGTCGAAGGTGAGTGCACGAAGGCCCCCAATATCGACGTAGGAGGTTCCAGAGGGTGGCGTGAAGGTCACCGTCTTGATGGCCGCGGCCCCTGTTCCGGTCGTCACCTGAACCGTCTTGCTGCCGTTACGGATGTTTCCCTGAGTGATGTCGACCTGTATCGAGGTCGCCGCCCACGAGTCGACCGACAGACTCTGCGTCAGCAGGCCATCGATGAGCAGGACGCCACCGGTTCCCTGTGCAGCACCAAAGGTCGTGCCGGTGATGACGACATTCGCCTGAGTGGAGGTGATGACGTTGTCGCCATCGACATCCGTGATTGCCGGGGCGGTTGACGTCGAGCTCTTGAGCGCAATCAGCACGCCCTGACAGTTGCCCGAATTATCCGCAATGCTGATCGTTTGTGAGCTGATCGCAATCGCTGTGTGGGCGGTCTGCTGCTGATAGCCGGCCCAGACAGCAAGCGTGGTCCCCGCTCCAACGAGCGAACCCAACGCCGTGAATCCGGACAATGCGGCAATCGTTGCGCCATTCGACAGCGCGGTCTTGCGATGCATGCCGAAGGCCAAGACCCACGCGTTGTCCAGTGAAGGCGTGAGCGAGGGATACGGAATCTGATTCGTGTTGCTGGAAGCTCGAGACCGCGCCTCCCCGCTGACCACGAGCGTTGCATCCGTCGTATAGACATCACCCTGAAGCAGGATGACGACGGCGTAACAGTCGACACCCCACACTATGGTGGGCGGAACGGTATCGCCGGCAGCCACGATCTTGGTGTAGACCGCGATATTGGGTGCGGAGACGTTGTCGTCGATCTCGGTCCAGCCCGCAGGCACCGAAGGTCGGCTCGAGCCGCCATAGCTCGTCGTTGCATATACGGCGCGGGTCGTCGTCGACGCCATCGAACTCGAGACCCAGCCGGCAGGCCATGACGGGGAGATCGTTCCACCCGAGGCGTGAGCCACCGTACCGACGCCGTAGATCGTGTAGGCGCCCATCAGGCTGTAGTCCAGCTGCCTTCAGACGGGGTGCCGGTGTTCGTCGCTCCTGCCACCGCATGAATCGCCGCACGTTGCGCGGTCCACCGATGGGGATCGGATGAATTCGCGCCCGAGGGCAGATAGTCGTTGTACAGGTGCACGATGTGCCAGGCATGCATCGTCGTTCGTTCGTAGGCGATGTAGCCCGCCGGCAGCATCGTTCCGCAGCTGCCCTGAATCTCGGAACACCACGGCATGCGGTTACGAAGATCGGTGTACTTCACCTGCGTGGTGACGGCATCGACCTTGTTCAGACCGCGGAAGACGAGCGCCGTCGTGATCGTCTTTACGTTCGTCGGATAGTTCGAGGGCAAAGGTGTCGGCACCGCAGAGCCATCGTTCATGATCTCCGGATCTGGCCCCCCGACTGCCACCGCTCCGGTCGTACGCGCATGGTTCAGCAGGTCCGACATGTTGTCGTAGGTGCCAAGAAAGTTCGCCATGAAGCGCTGCATCGTCGTCGGCCATGCCGTGCGTGTGGCGGTCAGCAAGCGCTTGTACTGCGTGATCAGGCCCGAGACCGAAAGACCTGCCGAACCGGTCGTGGTCTCGCCCATTGGCGACCACATCTCGAACAGCGGATGGCTGTCGAACTTCGCCCCATATGCCTGTGAGAGCGCAATGAAGCGATCCATCACCGGCGCCGTGTCGAGCAGCGGGATCGAGGTCAGCGAGCCGGACCACGCAGATCCTGCTGGCGCCACCTTGATGTAGCCGTTACTGACCCAGTACGAGGGATAGACATTCCCCGGAACGTTCCCGGTCGCTGTACCGAACGTCCGGTCGTAGTTGCAGAGGATCAGCCGCTTTGGAAATGTGAGCGAGGCGCACTTGTCGAGAATCGTCTGAACGATCTTGAAGCCGCCAGTGAAATCCCCCTGCGCTCCTTCCAGGTACCAGGGATACAGCATGATCTGTACGCCCTTGACCTCATCATCCCCGCCGATCGAGTCGAGGATGGCAAAGGCTTTGGCCTGAAACGTCGCATCCCAGCGAGCGACCGACAGCGAGGGGTGGACGTAGTGCCCGGCGTGGAACTTGACCGCTGTGCTGACCCCGCCTGCGGGACAGGTTTCGCGTTGACCGGATACAGACAAGGCCTGAATGGCGTTCTGGCCGGTTCTGTCGGTCATGAAGCTCCAATAAAAAAGCCCGCACGAGGCGGGCTTGAGGATGATCGCGGGTGTCTAGCGATCGATGAGATCAATCCGCAGACCGAAACCTGCGGAGGAATTTCGGGCGCAACTTGTCCGGCGCAGTTAACTACCAACTGAAAATAGCTTCAAACTTTCCGCTCAGCTTTCACGAGTTCCGAATACCAGACATCGATCAGCAGACGCGAGCGATGCAGGTGGGCTTTCATGCTGGCAACTGACATATGCTCATCCTTCGCCATGACCTCCATCGGCGCCCAGTTCGTGTAGTAGCGTTTGATGCAGCGCTGGCCTTTCTTCCAGAGCTTCAGCCAGCAGGCCTCGATATGCTCGGACTGCAATGACAGGCTGACCGGCGGGCGCCCTGCCTGGATCGCACCCGAAGGCCCCTGCTCGATCACACGACCCAGCAACGTATTGGGCGGCAGCGAGCCCGCATCCCGCTCCCTGACCTCCTTTCCCCATTGCTCAAGCAGTGAGTGGATGAACTTCGTGGCCGGGTCCATGCGGTTCATGGCGCGCGGATCACGTTCGACCACAGTATTGCCGCTTGGGAAGCGCGGGACAGGAATGGACAGGATGTCACCAGCGACAGGCAGTGCGTTCAAGATGGACTCCCCGGATGTGCTTCATTAATTGGTTGAGGCGTAAAGCAAATAGTGATGAAACTGGTCACGGCAAAGTGACCTTGAAATACTGCATATCGCTGAATGTACCCGGCGGACTGAAACCTGCGATCGGTACGATGGCTCCAATCGCGCGCAGCGCTTCATCAGGCGTCTTGCAGAGCTTCACGCCCCAGATCCTGAAGTTCTCGAGCTGAGCGGGATCACGCTTGCGGTTCTTCGTCACACCATCGCAATCGATCAGGAAGTACTTTTCTCCGAAACGAACGAGCAGATCGCAGGGGCGGCCGATGGGCCAGACATCCGCCCCTCGTGCCCGGAGAGCTTTGACGATGGCATCTGATGTACCGTCCTTGCGGTGGGTGCGGTGGCGGCTCACCGGTTCGCCTCAATCAGCATCTCAGCCTCCGCTCTCGTCGCCACGCACCCTAGGTTCGTCGGCGGGTCGCCTCGCTTCCACGCGGTGTAACTCACCGAGTTCTCCGAGGCGTCTTTGGAGATCGAGTAAGCCCCACACGCTGTTAGAACGTACCCACTTCGTTTCCCAGTCTTCACGGGCTCCAGCCACTGAAGAGGCGGGAGTTCTGCCTTCGGCGTCGCCACTGCTACGGACGGTTTTGAGTGTCTGGCTAACTTTTCCCACATCGTCTCCTGACTGACGTATTTCTCAGCCTTTCGCATCGGGCTGTATGGCGCCTGAGTCATCTTATGGCACAATGCTTGCGATGTTAACGAACGCCATGTACCACCTGTTCACACTGCTGGCTCTGAATCCGGCGCTCGTGGAGCGATACCGCGGCCATCTGCCGTGCTCGTTTCTGGCAGCGCTGGGACTGGAAGACGATCAGTGCCGCGAATCCGAACCTCATGGATTTCCTCGGCTGGCGAACTAGCTCGCAACCAATACGGCGGATCGCAGCGGCACCCGAGTTGATGCTGGCAACCTGGCTGGACTCGTTGAGGCTTGCGGTAAGCGTTCATCGGCTAACCCCTCGCATCCGTCCCAGCACCTCGGTACGTCCGCCTCCCATCGCACCCTCGGGCATGACTGGCGCGTTCGGATGCGTCAGTACGCGGTCGATCGGGACCGGCCCTCGGAGCCGCGTGATATCCGCGTCGAGTTCGTGGTGGACCTTCGAGTAGGCGCTCGCGAACTGCCCCCAGAAGTAGACCGAGGCAGCCGCATCAGCTCTCACGCTGGCCAGTTCGTCCTCAAGACGTTTGATCTCGGCGTGCAGAATCTCAGTTGGCGTGTCCACAGATATCTCCGGGCATAACTCGGCCCCTTTCCCCCATGGATAGCCATTGAGGTACTCAGCTCCCCTGTGCTTTACGCACTCCCTCCACGAGGGATTCCACATACGACCGGGGTGCAATTGGGACAGCAGAGCCCGGAATTCAGCCTGACCGCCTGAGGTTTCGACTGACTGCGTGTCGTGACACAGTGGCACCGCTACCTTTCCGGGGAACGACCCCTTGAAGTCCGAGCGAACTTGTTTCACAATTGAAACGTACTGCGACGTTCCCTGCGATCCCAAGACGGCCCGATGGACTTCCACCACGGGCCGTTTTCATTTCAGAGCTGCGCGAAATCAATACTCGTCTGTGACGTCACGGCGCTCGATACGCCGTAAACCAGCAGGTAGCGCGCAACCCTCTTCCCGTCTCCGACATCCACCATTCGCGATCGGATGTCGTGCCCCGCCTTCTTCAGATCCCAGATACGAGCTCCCAGCCGGAAGCAGCCGAACATGTCGAGCGCTTCAAGAGGCGTGAGGGTTCGTCCTGACCTGAGGTAAGCCAGGATCTGATTGCACTGAGTCGCGGCATTCGATGACGCGTCAGTGCTCATCGAGAGAGCGATCCGGACGCCCATGAGGTTGGTGCGTCGCTGTGATACAGCAGCTCGGACGGATCGAAATTCGCCGGTCCACGTTTGTATGCGCGGGTCTGGTACGGAATCTTGCGCACTAATTCGCCCTCGCCTTCGGAAACAGCGAACGCGAGAATGTGTCGCGTCTCGACCCGTTCAGTACCTTCGCTTCGAGCAGACGATTTAACGGAAGACGGGACTTCGCCGTCTTATGACGGGTCTCGTGCAGCATTTCGGTTTTCTCTGGCACAGTGCGCATAAGAAAAACGAATTAGGCGGAGAGCGCTGAATCGCGCTTCGCAAATCCGCGCTTCTTGATCGGTAGCTTGGAAGCCTTGAACTTCCCTTTGCTCAGAACCTCGATCTGGAACGCCCGGTTTTCAGGGATCAGTCCGTCATCCCACTGCGAGATTGCCTGGGTGGTGCACTCGAGTGCCGCCGCCAGACCGGAGATGCCACCGAAGTGTTTAATGACGTCGCTGAGCTGATGCATGCCCCCGAGCGTAAATCTACTTACTATTTTCGTCAAGTCGCCTTACTCACACCCGCCCGCAAGCGTAAGTACACTTACAAATGTGACAGTAAAGAAAAAACGTGAGCGCGATCCCCGTGCGATCATTCGCGGGATCAAGATCAGGGAAGCCCGCATGGAGCGCGACCTATCGCAGGAAGCTGTTGCCAAGGCGTTGGCCCTAAAAAGTCGCGAGGCTGTCTCGCAATGGGAACGTGGCGACGTAGGCGAGCTCGAGCGAACCAACCGGCTCGGGCTATGCAAACTGCTTGGTTTTGAGGAACGCGAGCTACTATTGGACCCGGACAGCGCTCCCCCGGAGTTCGAAATGCCACTCAGTCGTGAGGCGAAGAGCGTTGCTTACAGGTGGGACGACCTGCCCGAGACTCTGCGCGGATGGCTCAAGCAACGGATGTCAGAAGCCGAAACAATGCAGCGCAAGTCACCAGGGCTCGCGAAGCATGTTTTCCCTGAATTAGACGACCCGCCGAAGCCAAAGAAAAAGCCCTAGTGCACCGCGTCATAGGGAACGGTTTCACCTTTTTGCGCCATCGAACGTAAGCGCACTTGACATCCGGCGTAAGCCGATTTACGCTTCATCTCACTCGCTGGATCACCCAGCGCAGGAGACGCGAAGTGCCCTCACTCAAACAGGACCTGCTCTGGATCGCCCTCGGCGCCGTTGAGATCAGCGTGGGTTTCGCTATCGTCGCGCTGGCCGTGCAGGCGGTGCTCTCGTGAGCTACTGGTTCACCACAGACCCCGTTCCCGCCCTCGTGCGTTCGGTCAGCCCCGTATTCGAGTGCGACGACCGGGAGATTCTGGCGCGCTCGATTGAAATCGAGGTGGCGTCGTGAGTATCCGCTCACAAGAAAGGACCGCCTCTGAATCGCTCGCGATTGAACGCAAGGCACGCCGTCTCGCGCTGGAGATCGCGAAGCTCGAATCGAGCCCATTGATGCGCGACTACGTGCCGACCCATATCCAACAACTCGCGAAGGACTTGCTAGCCGTTGTCGGCCCGCACGAAGAGCCATGAGCATTCAGAGAGTAGAAGGGATCGAACCCACCGGACTGCCCGATGCAGAGACCGACTATCTGGATGCGCTCCAGCTCATCCAGTCGGCCGTCGAAGCAATGGCACGACTACGCACGAAGCTCACCGGCTCCGGCGCTGAAGCGGCCCGCTCGATCTCCATCGCCATCACGCAGGTTGAAGGCGGCGAGCTCTGGCTGAAAAAGGGATGGGCGCAGAAGTGACTACTTCCCACACCGTCAGTGCCTCTTGCGCAGAGAACTGTGCTTCTCACCGGACCAATCCATACGGAGCGGTGTACGCATGCGATTGCCCGGCCGGCGTGGGCAAGCCGCGCTTCAAAGTGACCGCGATCATCAAGTACCACATTGAGGTGGGAACCTTCGCCGCAGGTTCGTCCGATGAAGCGCAGCGATTGGCCGAAGACACTGACCGCTGGCACGCGATTTCAAACAACTCTCGCGGCGGTATCTATGACACGCAGGTAGAGGCGGAGTCGGATGATCTCCAAGGTAAACAACTATGAGCAAAGCAAAAGCATCCGGTCATGTCTTCGTTGTGGCGCGCAAGTACATCGTACAAGTCCAGCATGAGGTCACCGCGAATTCTCTGGCCGAGGCTGTCGGCAAACTCGCGCAACTCAAGTACGACGACTTCAGCGAATACGGCGAGCAGATCGAAACGGTCGATGAAACCGCATGGCTTCGCGACGCAATCGAGAACAAGCCGTGAAATTCCCCATCGGTCCCGATGACAGGATTCCGCGCGCGTGGCTCAAAGGAAAGGCAATGGACATCAACAAGGCCGCTGAAATCGTCTATGCCGGCGCACCCGGCAATCTGGAGGCACCTGTGCTCACACCACTACCGACTGCCGAAGTGCTCCACCTGCGCGTGGAGAACAAGCAGCGCACGCTGGCTCGTCTCGCTCGGGAGATCGCCGAGAAGGAACAGCGCGTCTCGGATCTGGCCCACGAGATCTGGCTGCTCAAGCTGGAACGCGAGGGAGTGCAGAGTCATGGCTGATTGCGCAGATGCCAACATCGCATCGATCCGCGAGCTTGCGAAGACGGCTGACGCCGAGACGCTGCGCGAGATTGTGAACCTCCTGTGCGACCGTATCGAGACTGCGCAGCGCCTGAACGAGAAGGTTCAGCGCGGCCTCGCTGCACAGAAAACCCACATCGAGGAAGCGCAGCGCGAGATTCGTCGTTTGTCGGAGGTGCGCCGTGGCTGACTTTTTCGACATGCTACCGAAGCGCGACCCAAAGATGGATGCGCGCATTCTGGACTCGCTTTACCCGAGCGACTTCTTTCCGAAGAAGGGCGAGTACTTCCGCGTTCGGGCTTGCACGATCGCGGATCGCAGCTACATGGGCGACATCTGGCTCTGTATCGAATCTCAGCAACACTGCGCGGTTGGCAAGCGAGTGCTGAGTTCGTATTCAGGGCTTGACCCGAGGCCCAGCATCATCGGCGGATTGGGTGAGGTGAAGTCCTTCGTTGCTGGCGACGTGATCTTCTACGACTGCACGCAGATTTGGGCGGCTGTTGAAGAGGATCGTGGCGCGCCAGTCGAACTCCCCGCCAAACCATCGTCTGATGAAACGGTGCAGTCGTGAGTCCGCTCCCTGACGATCACCAAGGTAGGAAGCCATGAGCACATCGCGATACACCGTCGAGATTCTCGCTTCCGGCCAGCCGCGAGCTTATGCGGATTCGAGATCTCATGTGCGCGTGACCATCGAATACTTCTTCGCATGGCTCGGCGATCCGAAAGATCCGCGCTCAGCATGGAAGGTGAACGAGTCGTGGACCGAAGAGAAGATCCGCGCGCTGCTCCCGCATCTGCGCTGCGGGTTTACCGAGAACACCGAGTGGAAACTTGGCAGCGCGAAGCTCGACTGGCTCAAGCAAGTGAGCCCCGGCGTATGGGAATTCCACACAAGCGAGCCCTTCAATGACTGATCCGCTCACCAATGAACAACAGGTGCATGCGCGCCCGCTGCCGGTGACAGATGTCGATCTCGCATTCGGCGGGAAGATGGACAAGCTGCTACCGCTCTATCGGAGTCTTCCCGAAGAGTTCCAGCACGAGCACGATCAATTCTCGCCGCTCGTCAATCGCTGGTTCTTCAGCGGGCTCGACAAGACGTTGCTCAAAGCGAAAGACGGCATCGACGAGAAGATGGCATGGCGACACCTCGCCGCGATCATGCGGAGTTTTGAGCCGAAACACGAGCACAAGGTCGCCGGTGTCGCATGGCTCATGTCTCAGTGGTTTGAGCCGGTGACCGCACTCCAGCGGAGCACCCCATGAAGCCCGAGACGGCAGGAATGATCGTCTGCGGCGTCTTCATCCTGATCGCCATCGTGTGCGCGGTCGCAGATTTCGAAGCCCGCAAGCCCAAGAAGAACATTCGGCTCCCGCGCCATGTTGCATGGGACCGCGCAGCCAAATATTACGGAGATACGGAATGAGCGTCATTGTGAAACAGGACGGCACGCTGGCCACGCGCGATCAGGCGCCGGTTGCGAGCTTGCTCGAAGTGATCAGCCGGGCAGCATCCGACCCGTCCGTGGACATCGAGAAGATGGAGCGGCTGATGGCCATGCACGAGCGCATCACCGCGCGCCAGGCTGAGGCTGCGTTCAGCGCCGCCATGTCGGCCGCGCAGGCGGAGATGAAGCGGGTATCGGCCGATGCCACCAATCCCCAGACACGCAGCGACTACGCCTCCTACGGCAAGCTGGATAGCGTTCTGCGGCCAATCTATACCCGCCACGGGTTCTCGCTGACGTTCAGCGATGGCGAGACCGCGAAGCCGGAACACGTCCGCGTGGTGTGCTTGGTGCGCCACACGGCTGGCCACAAAGAGACGCACTGGAAGGACATGCCCGCCGATGGCAAGGGCGCCAAGGGCGGCGACGTGATGACGAAGACCCACGCGGCCGGCGCGGCCCAGCAGTACGGCATGCGTTACCTGCTCAAGGGCATCTTCAACGTCGCTATCGGTGAGAACGACAACGACGGGAACGCGGCTGACGAGACGATCACCGAGCAGCAGGCCGCTGACCTTGAGGCGCTCTGCACCGAGGTGGGCGCGCGCCCCGACAAGTTCCGCGAGCTGTTCTGCAAGGTCGAGACCTTCGACCAGATCCCCGCCAAGAATTACGACGCCTGTGTGGCCGAGTTGCGGCGCTATGGCAAGAACCGGAGCGCTGGCAAGTGATCGAGATATTCGACTGCGAGCAGAACAGCGATGCCTGGTACGCCGCGCGGCTCGGGCTGCCGACAGCCAGCGAGTTCAAGTCGATCCTCGCCAAGGGCGAAGGAAAGATGCGCCGGAGCTACATGCTGAAGCTCATAGGCGAGGTTCTGACGGGCGAGCGCGAGGACAGCTACTCGAACGACCATATGGAGCGCGGGCACGCCCACGAGCCTGACGCTCGCAATCTCTACATGTTTCAGCGTGACGTAGAGATTCAGCGCGTCGGATTCATCAAGAACGGGCCGAAGGGGTGCAGCCCCGATGGGCTGGTGGGCAAGAACGGGATGATGGAGACAAAGTCGAAGATGTCTCACCTACATCTCGATGTGCTCCTCCGCAACCGCCTGCCGCCTGAGCATACCGCGCAGTGCCAAGGTGCGTTGTGGGTGGCTGAGCGCGAGTGGATCGACTTCTGCTCGTACCGCCCAAAGTTGCCGCTAGTCGTCATCCGCGTGTTCCGGGACGAGATCTACATCAAGAATCTCGCCTCCGAGGTAGACGCATTCCTCGCGGAAATGAACGAGCTGATGGCTCGCGTCAGCGAGTACAGGATTTCGGAGGCCGCGTAATGGCTGAGATCTTCCAGAAGCGCACTCTCTCCGGCTGGATACCGGCCGATGAGCCGAGCCAGGCGGAATGGCGCAAGCAGAAGTTGGGCGAGGTGTACCGCGGGAAGTTCGCGAAGCCGCGCAACTACAAGCACCACTGCCAGTTCATGGCCCTGCTGGAGCTGACCTTCAACAATCAGGAGCAATACGACAACGAGCGCATGTTCCGCCGCGCCGTGGCGCTGGAGGCTGGCTTCGTCGATACGATCATCACGCTCGACGGCGAGGTGCATCTGATTCCGAAGTCCTACAGCTACGACGAGCTGCCGGACGAAGACGATTTCACCAAAGAGTTCGGGGCGGCCATGACTGTGTGCGCGAGAATCCTGCGCATGGCCGCCCCCGAGCTCGAGCACGAAGTCTCGAAGTACGCGGTGGCCGCGTGACCTTCCGTAGCTCACCAATTCTTCGGATGTCGAAAGGCGAGACCTGCGTTCGCTGCAATCGCCGGCATGAGAGCGTGGTGGGCGCGCACTACACAGGCGTACGTCGCGGCTCGTACGGTGGCGGCTTGGGGATCAAGGTGCACGACTGCCTCGTGGCGGACCTCTGCCAGGAATGCCACGCCTACATCGATACCCTCTCGCGCGACAAAGAGGGCCGCTGGGGCCACAGCGAAGAATTCCTTCACTACATCGCACTGACCGTTGCCAAGCGCTTTGAGAGCGGCAAGTACCGCATCGGGCACGAGGCTCTGGTCCCCGAAGCTCTTGTTTCGAAAACCGGAGAATAACTATGAATCTTGCCGAGCGAGTTGAGAGCGTCCTGAAGGATTGTCTTTACAAGGATGGCGAGTTCGAAGGCGATACGCCTCCAGCCGATGCCGTGATCGCAGACGGCATCATATCGAAATTCGCATTCCATCCTGAGCGACTCGCCTCTCACAAGGCAGACATCGCTGCCCTGTGCAATGAATTGCCTGACACCTTCCAGCGATCTGGTGGCGGTGGCTGGACGTTCTTGAATCTCTGTCAGACGAAGGACGGTGAATTATGGGGTGAGCACCGCAACTGCGAGCAACTCGTGGTGCTGGCCATCGCTAGCGGGCAAGGCGGCTATGCGATGCCGCGGGAAATGTGGTCAATGCTTCCTGGAAGTATGCCGTACGTGTACTTCGATACGAGACAGTAGACCGCAACAAGTCATGACCATGGCGGACTATTTCGGAAATCTATCGCCCGCTCGCCGCGCGGCCTACCTGCGGCGTGTTGGGCCGACGATAGCGATGTGCCAGTACCTGTCTTTCGAGCAGATGAATCGATTCATCAACCAGCGAAGGAATGCTATGAACGTTTCAAGATTGCCGACGAAGCAGGAGCGATACGCGGCACGCATCGAGGCATGCGCTACCGCGCTCGATCCAGCGATAGCATCGTGCGCCAGCTCCTACGGCACATGGATACTCATCGCGGCTCTCACCCAGTCGTACGAGGATGTTCTGCACCACCTGTATCTGACAGACCGCGCGCAGGCGCAGGCATTGCTGCACAAGGTGCGGCAGATCATGGAGGCCCGATGAGTCAAATGAAGTATCGGCAGCCTGGATATCTCCACTGCAGGTCGAGAGCCGTAAGGGCCATGCAGGCTATGCAAGATTATGGAATGGAGAAGCCGTTGCATGGGAGGGATCACTACTTCGTGATCTTCACCATGGGGCTCGATATGTGCGCTAGATGCCGCAAGCCGCGCAGCGAACACCCGAGGGCGAAATGATCGCGCTCGCCTTTTTCGTACACTTCACGCCGCCCTGCGCGCCTCACGGCTCGTACGTCTATGCCGCAGGCCCGTCGAACAACTACCTGCAACAGCACTGCAGGCTGATCAGGCGGGATACGAATCTGTACTGGTGCCCGGCGCCGAAGGTGAAGCGATGAGTGAGTTAGTCCCTGCAGATCAGCGGCTCAAGGCGATTCGAGAACGCGTCAAAGAGTCGCGCGGCGTGTTCTATGTTGGCGCTGCCCGGTTAGATCATCGGGAAGAACAGACGGCCAAAGAGGATCGGCAGTGGTTACTGGAGTATGCCGACAAACTGATGGAGTACGCCGAACACAAACTCGGTTGCTCAACACTGAACACGCACCATTGTTCGTGTGGCCTCGTACAGTTGCTGCCGGATCGGAGAGTTTCATGACCTCAAACCTCCAAAGTGACCCGAATATCTGCGGCGAGGACGGGCCGATTACGGCCGAGCAATGCGCGCTGTGGCTGGACGCAAAGTATCGACGACACGGCGAGCTTGAAGACCGCGCGGCGGCGATGTGGCTGCGTAAGCTATCGGCGCGATCCGTTCCCGAGACGACTTGTTCTCTTCCGCATGATCACTTCGGCGCATGCGAGACACCCGCGAAGCCTTCGATGATCAAGTTGCTCGACCAAGTACGCGAGCGCTATCGCGAAGTTAACCCCGGCCAGTGTCGAATACTCAGCAACGACGATTGCCGGTGCTTTTTGTGCCTTACCGATTCAGCGATGGTCCTCGCGAGCCAAGCCGAACGAGGCGCAGTGAAAACAACACCGAATACATCAACAGGAGAATGACGATGGGTATTGCGCGCCTGCCTTCTTCCTGCGTGATGGCGCCGCTATTCATGTCGCGACGCTTATGAGCGCGAGATGGATCGTTGGTAGCCTGCTGTGAGCGAGTCCTGAAATGCTAAATGCTTTGTATTTCGCAATCGGTTGCGTGCTGCTCGCCATTGGCATGGTCATCGCTACGCTCGTTATGACGATACGCGAGATTCGCCGTCTGCGGCGCGCTCTCAGATCAGGCGATACATCCACACCGGAGCGAACATGAACGCATTGCCCGCGCAGATCACAATTGGCCAGAAGTATGGCCCGGCGATGGAGATCACCGAACAGGCTCAGGCAACGGAATACTTCGAGCGCTGTGTTGAACACTGCATGAACTTCGGAAAGTCGCGGGACGAAGCCGAGGCCATCGAGCGCGCGAACCTCGGTTACTACGCCGGCTATTACAACAACGAAACACGCATGCGCGTGGAGCGACTGTTCTCATGCGCGCATCCGATCTTCGGGAGCATCGCGGACAAAGGCATCCCGACGCCGGAGGAAGCCTTCGAAGCCGGACGCAAACTCGCGGCATCACAGGACAATGGACCTTCGGAGCCGAAATGAATCTCACGGGCAGGCTATTCGATATAGGCACGCTTGAAGACGAGAAGGTCGGTTTCTCAATGCGCCTTGGTACTAGCCGCATCATCACCGTGACCGGCCTTGAGCGCGACGAGGTGAAGGCACTGGCGCCGCTATTCGGTAAGTCGGTCACTCTCGTCATCGGGTCACCTCTCAGCGCATCACCGGAGGGCAAATGAAAAAGCGCAAGCGTAAGTGTCGTGACTGCAATGGTGTAGGCAAGGTGTCTCTCGCCTCTCGGACGCATGCTGTCATGCCGATGGTCACTTGCCCTCGCTGTGATGGCAGCGGCAAAGAAGGCGGAAGTCTTCCGAGCCACATATCGCCGGATCGTCTCGCTGACGGCCGGGACTCGCTGTAACCGTGCCTCCGAAGCTATGAACGCGCAACTCGTCTTCCCCCCTGTCTTGGATGCCTGCTGCGGGCCTCGCATGATGTGGTTCGACAGCCAGGATCGCCGCGCCTTGTTCATCGACAAGCGACAGGAGACTCATCCGATGGCCGGTGTCAACGATCCAGGCCGTGCTCCGATAGTCGTAGCGCCAGATATCGTCGCTGACTTTCGCTCGATGCCGTTTCCTGACGAATCGTTCTACCTGGTGGTGTTCGATCCGCCTCACATCAAGGCCTCGCGCGCAGGCAAGCGCGGCCGCTTCAAGAAGATCTACGGAGTGCTCCCGCACGATTGGCGGGAAATGCTTAGCGCTGGCTTCGCGGAGTGCTTCCGCGTGCTGAGGCCTCACGGGATGCTCATCTTCAAATGGTCGGAGCACTGCTACCCACTGAATGACGTGCTGGCGTTGACGCCGCACAAGCCGCTATTCGGGCATCGCACGACGCGCTCGACGCACTGGTACACCTTCATGAAGGGTTCCGCTCACCCCACGACAGAGAAGCCATGATCAATCCAATGCTGTGTTACGTGCCCGAGATGCATCTCGAAGGCTTCTGGCGCGTGAAGTTCGCTGACGTCTGCCTACTGATGCCGGATGCGGAATTCAT